GGTTCATCGGGCGACTCTGCTCAGATTGGTTCATCGGGCGACTATGCTAAGATTGGTTCATCGGGCTACTCTGCTCAGATTGGTTCATCGGGCTACTATGCTCAGATTGGTTCATCGGGCGACTATGCTCAGATTGGTTCATCGGGCTACTCTGCTCAGATTGGTTCATCGGGCGACTCTGCTCAGATTGGTTCATCGGGCGACTATGCTAAGATTGATAGCACTGGAGAAGATTCCGTTATCATGTGTGCTGGCAATAGTTCAATAGCAAAAGCAAAGGTTGGTTCATGGATAACGCTGGCAGAATGGAAATGGAGTGATGAGAAAAAACATAATGTTCCAGTATGTGTTAAGACAGAGTACGTTGACGGAGAAAATATCAAGGCTGATACTTGGTATCAGCTTAGAAACGGAAAGTTTGTTGAAGTTAATGAGTAACTAACTACCCTCTCCTTGGTAACAGGGAGAGGGTAAAAAGAAGAGAATATGAGATTAAGTGAATATAAAGCAGGTACTATCTTAGTTGATGGTGATGGCAAAGTGTTTATCCATGATGGCTTTGTTAACGCTGATGGATATGGTGTGATAATTGGTGAGGATTCTGATGGAATGATTCAGAAGTCAAATGGTATTGGTAACTGGATGAAGGAAGGCTGCTGGAGAGAAGCAACTTCACAAGAAGTCAGTGAGTTTTTCGCTAAGGTTCGTAAAACACAGAAGATTATCAATTACTAAGGATGGTAAAAAGAAGAGAATATGGAATTAGTAATTACAATATTAGGCTGGATTGCATTAGGTGTTATATCCGCTTATCTGTTAGCAATAGTAGGTAAAATAATCTTTGATGCTGCAACCGCTGATTATAAGTTATACAAGCATGTAAGATTGTGTCGCAAAAGATTGCTAAGACAGCGATATGAAGATTACGCTTGGCTGTTATTCCAGTTAGAGAAAGATACGGAAGTTTTCAATCTTACTCATAATACAAGAGATTGGACTTTTGAAGATTGGAGAGAATTTTATCTTAAAAAGGCAAAGGAGGATAAGCTATGAGTGCAACAACAGCAATAAACGAAATCATTCATATTCGTAGAGAAATGTATGATAGAAAAAAGAATCTATTCGACCCATCTGTATCAGCAGACATGGTATTAGAATGGTTAGATGATATTCAAAAAGAGTTGGAGGACTAAATTATGGACAGAAATCAAGCTAAAGAATTTTATCCTATTCTGCAAGCTTATGCTGAAGGAGAGGTAATTGAGTGTAGAACCAAACCAAGCGCATTAAGCAAAAGCTGGCAAGATATGAATGAATGGACGGAAATGAAAGATATTACATATTGGAGCAATATTGAATATCGTATCAAGCCAGATAGTAAGGCGAAAGCAAAGTACCGCCCTTTTGCCAATGTAGAAGAATGTTGGACTGAGATGAAGAAGCATCAGCCGTTCGGGTGGATAAAGTCTAAGGAAGATGGAAGTCGTTCCTTAATTACTCTTATTATTAGCGAAGAAAATATAGATATAAATTGTATCGGTGGCTTTAATTCGGATAAAATTATGAAAAGATTTACCTTTGACGACGGAGCGGTCTTTGGAATTTTAGAGGAGGAATAGCTTATGTATAGACCGATTACAATGTATCAGATTGTTTGTGATAGATGTGGTGTAGTATTTGGCGGTACAGATACTTGCTTTGCACTATTCTGTAACAAAGAAGTTGACATTGGTGACTACTCTGATTGGGAAATGATAGATGGCAAGCACTATTGCCCTGATTGCTATGAAGTGGAGGTCATTGATGGAGTGTATAATGTTAAAGCAAAGGAGAAATAGATATGGAAGTATTAAAAGACATAAGTCAGTTAACAAAAGGTTGCGGAGTGACATTTATCAAAAATGATGATTTCCACTTCTACGAGTACCTTATGGTACACCCTAATCGTGAAACTTATTATCTTTTTATAGATAACTGGACGCAAAACGTTGTACGAATACACGTCAGCGAACTCTTAAATGGAGATTACTATATAGGTAAATATGATACTGTTTTCGTTAATGAAAAGATGATAGAATTTTATAAACGTATGATTCACTGTCACGAGAATAGAATTAAAAAGGAGAGAATTTAAAGGAACTCATTGGAGATTATAAGAGTTCATTGAGTGTATAAACATAGCAAATGGAGTATATGAAGAATAAGATTTTAAACTTAGCCAAGTCTGCCGTTTGGTTCGTCTTGTGCTTGCTCGTAGGTGCGTTGATGTTTGAGGGCATTCGCTCGTTTGCTAATATCAATAAACCTGCAAAGAGAGTTGGTATATCTGTAATCACAGAGGAAGAGCACGATTATCTGGTAGTGGACACGAAACACGGAGTTTGTGTTATTCACGCAGAGAGCTGCCCTTGTCATAAAAAGAAGTAGCGTATGGAAAATAATATGTTTGAAGATATTGTCGCTGAAGGCAATATAGTTGTGATAGATAATGATTGGATTGTGTTATGTAAGCATTGGAAACCAGAGTGTCACAATCTGTTCTGCTATCTTTATCTCCATAAGGAAGATAAGAATTTAATGGTAGGCTCGCATTTCACAATGACCGAGGATAAAAAGAAATCTACTCGGTTGGCTACCAACGAGGAGCGTCTTATGCTTTTTGAAGAAATATTCAAGTATGGAATTACTTTCGATAAGCACGAACATCGTTTGATTGGAAAGTTAGTTGGTGTATGAAGATTAGATTAGCTAAGAAGATAATGAAAGCAGACATTTATGCTGATTATCCAAGTAAGCATCCTTCACCTTACTGGAAAGCGAAGTTTAATGAAGCTTATAACGGATATGGTTGCTTTATGTTCTGTGATGATAGAATCAAGTGTAAATACCGCAACAAGTTCGACCATCGTATCAAAAAGGCAATTAATTTAACAATATAAATAGTTATGGACAAAACAAAATTACATGCATCATTACTCTTCCTGATGCTAAAACTGGAAGAGGCAAAGAGCAACCCGATTGCTGAAAAGAACTTTATTCTCTCTTTGACGGAAGTGCTCAGATATTTCCGTGATAACGGAGAGTTGAAGAAAGCCTACGAAAGCCAAAAGGATTCATTGGCAGATATGGCAAATAGTTCTTGGGTAAAAGCACTAAAGGAATATGTTGCCTCCAAAAATCAAGAAGACGGAGTTGATGCAAAGTTACCTGATATAGATGAACTTATTAAGGAACTAGCTTCTGATGAGTTCATCGAAAAGAAAATCAAAGATATTCTTGGAGAGAATGATGTGGATAGCGGAAAGGAGAAATAGCTTATGGAAAAACGAATAATATTAAACGAACAAGATATAAATGAGTTTCACTCAGATGCAGATGTTCTGCAATGGATATACAACTTAATAACGAAAGAGTATCGTATAAGTGAATACTCAAAAAATATACCACGCTTTGCTAGAATAATTGGCAAGTTAAAGAATTTATAGCGTATGAAAATAGAAATTAAAAGAGTAACGGACTGGCAGCGTGTAGTGGATGCTGCTCGGTTCACACAAGGTAAGGAACCGCTGGGACATGAGCCTAGCGATGAGTTCAAGAAACAGATGATTCTCAGCGAGCATTCACCGCTCAGGGAATTGGAGTTCGATATTAAGATGTATGGCATACCATACTGGGTGAGCAACCATTTTGTTCGCCATGTTCATGCACAGCCATTCGTCTCCACATCACGACCAGATATTACTGGCTCCAAGGTATCTCGTCACGATATGCGTCAGGATGATTTGGTCAACTTGCAACTATCTCTCAATGCTCAGGAGATTATCAATATCTCCAAGCTGAGACTCTGCAACAAGGCATCAAATGAGACAAGAGAGGTGTGGTACTTTGTTATTGATGAATTGGCACGTATCGAACCTTTGCTTGCATCCGCTTGCGTTCCTCAATGTGTATATAGAGGTTTCTGCCCTGAGCCGAAATCATGCGGAAGAACTAAAAGCAACATATTTTCAGTCATAAGAAAATACTACAAAAATCTCGAAACATATTAAAGTAACCAATGAAATATCCAAAATATAACGTCAACGAGTTTGTCGGTGGGCACTTCGAGTACACCACTCCATGCCCATTCGGCATTCAAGGCAAGTACACCAACGAAATACTATATGTAGGCAGTCTTGCTTGCCAGCGATGCGAGCACTTCCGAGGTATCAACAAAGAAGATGGTATCGTATCTTGTGGAATCGAATAGTTTTAAGAGTGCAGCCTATCTGCATTCTTCTTAATAATTAATCAAATTTTATATATGAATACAAAGAAAATCTCAATTATTCAGCGTATCAAGGAGAAATTCCTTGGTAAGCAGTTCTTTATTGCAGTTATCGCTAACAAGGGAACCAGTTCCTACTTCGTCAACTCTACTATCTACCGCTCAGAGAAGGAGGTGAAGGCTTACAAGAAGTACATCACCACAGACGAGCGTATGAAACAGAGCTTCGATTTCGTAGGCTATTATGGTTTCCGTTCAAAGTTCGACTTCCGCATTCCTCTTAGCGGAAAGCCAGTATCAGTTGAAGAGGCAAAGAAACTGGCAGAGAAGTAGTATAGGAAAGTTGATAGACCTTACTGGACAGCGTTTCGGCAGATTACTCGTCTGCCGAAAATCTGATAAAGAGAACCACCAGCATGGTGCGTTCTGGATATGCAAGTGTGATTGTGGCAGGGGTTGTACGGTTCTAGGTTCTGCTCTTCGTGACGGACGAACCAAATCATGTGGCTGTTACCGCTCAGAACACGCAACCGCCATCATCACAAAGTATGGCAACCGCAAGGGTAGACCCAAGCGGAAAGACAAAGTTAACGGATAATATCCATTTTATCACTTTTCATATTATATTTGCAACATGAAATTCAAGTATTTAATAGATAAAGTCAATGGTTTCAGACACCGCAACGATTTTGTGGTACTGGACGGAAGAGCCAATTCGGTCACGCTCTCCAAGGGCATCTACGACCACATCATGCAGAAGGAGCGAACAGACAATTCCATCTTCGTGTTCAGGTTATCTGACCGAGGTACATACGGATTCTGCATGCGTGAGGACTGGGAAGAACTTCGTAAAGCCAACACCGCCTTCGCTCAGCTTCAATTCAACCAGAAGTATAAGAAGGTAGGTTTCAGAAGTGACTACCCTTCCATCACCGCCATCCTTGATGAGTACAACCTTCCTCTCAACAGAATGGTTTGCCTTACTTGCATACCACGCAAGTCACAAAAAGGAGAGCCTTATTACGAAATCATGCGCCCAAACTCAAATTTAAACACATGGCAACAAGACAAGAAGTAATACTCAAAGGGCTTACCCACTCTCCATCCGACTACGATTGTCAGGATGGGGAGTTGGCAACCTGCCTCAACCTCATCAACGAGGATGGGGCACTCCACCCTATCCAGCAGCCGATAATAGTAGAGAGTAGCAAGAATATCACCATAGACCAATATAGTTCTATAGAACTGGTTCATAAGGTGACACACAATCAGGCTATTCACTCCCACTATATCATACGTACCTCAGAACCACAAGATAGGGAAAGATGGGGATGGATAGAGCAGGATTCAGCAGATGGAACACCTACCGAATTCCTGCTTGGCGATGATTTCTATGTCAACTCTGTTTGTGCCATCGGAAACGTCTTGTGCTTTGTTGGTATAAAAACTACCAAATATGCTATATGGAAGAATGGCTCGTACCTTATTTTCGGAAAAGAAGATTTGCAGTTTGGTGTTGAGATTGCCAACACTTATCACCAAGACCTTACTTTGCAAGTGGAAGCTGGAGACAACTTCTACGACTACTTTATTGTTGAGAGTGGCAACCTCAACCTTTACTACAATACAAGTGCTATTGGTACAAGGAAGATGTTTACAGACCTTGATGCGATTGCCAACAAGAAACTTGCAGAATTAGGAACAGAGTATCTGAAAAGAAATGTTTTCGGTGTTGCTGCTCTTCGTCTTTACGATGGTACATACATCAATATATCAAACCCTTTTGTTCTTCCTAGTGCAGAGTCTAACGCTGTTTCTAGAAAGATAAACATATATAAAGACCCAGTAAAACCTGATGCTCCAAACGGAAAGACTATAACATCAGGTGTTGGCATCAACAAATACACCATAGAGATTAGAGGAGTTGGCAACTTGCAGCAATACGAGGATATTGTTCAGGGAATGGATATATTCCTCACCAATGGCGAAAGTTTCTATCAGATAGATAAATCTTACCCATTAGCTAGTGAAGATGGTATTCAATGGTTGTTTTTGGATGATATGAACGCAAGAGACGTTCACGACACCATCGGCAACATGCCTTTCTATCATTCGATATTCATTCCTCTTAGTGAATTTGAACATCCGAAAGTTGTTAAGAGGCCAACGCAAACAGAGGAAAACATTTCTCTTGCCGACCTCAACCGAATAGCGTTTGGCGGTACTACTGCTATTACATACAACAACAGACTTCATATCGCTGGCATCAGGAAGAACATAGATTCCAGTTTGGTTCGGCAACCATACGGTTACAAGAACGAAAAATATCTTACCGCCATATATGAGATACCGACAAGCAACGGAACGTACTACCTGAACGGAAGTATCGGCAATAGACAAGATATTATTGCGGTTCCTATTAGTGACGTGAAAGAAATTGTTGTTTACATAAAATTCACTGGTATTTACGCAAAAGCACGTATTAGTTTGTATAGCCCTTCAAACTTCGGTTTGTCGTTCTTTGTGCGAACAAAAACTGGAGATATTGACGATGTAATTGATGATAATGAAGATATTACGGAATCAGACTGGAATGCCATCAAGAAGAAGGCAGATAGTTTTGCCGTATCAAACTCAGATGATTCTTACCAGCCTTCACTTATCAGAGTGAGCGAAGCTGAGAACCCTCTAGTCTTCCCTGCTAAGAATAGCGTTCAGGTTGGCTCATCCATCGTTAGTGCAATGGCAGCTAATACCCGACCAATCAGCGAAGGTCAGTTTGGTGATGCACCACTCTACGCTTTTACCGATGAAGGTGTATGGGTATTGATGCTTGGAGAAGAAGGAATCTATATTGCCCGACAGCCAGCGAATAGAGATATTTGCTCCAACCCGAAGGGCATTTTGCAGATTGATGATGCCGTTCTGTACCCTACTGAGCGAGGAATTATGATGCAGCGAGGACGAGAATCTGAGTGCATTACCGATGTGTTGGATGGCTTTCCATTCGACTTCACTCTAATATACAGCTATTCCAAGAAAAATCAATACTACCCTATCTCTATTCTTGAACTACAAGATTTTGAAGATGGAGAAGTAGCCTATGTTAGATTCAGGAAGTATCTGAAAAATGCCAACATGATTTACGACTATTACGATAGCCGTATCATCGTCTTCAATCCTAGCTATGGCTATGCGTATGTGTATTCCCTGAAAAGCAACTTGTGGGGCACTATGGTAAATGTGTTCGCCAAGCGAGTTAATAGCTACCCTGAGTCATACGCTATCAACGGTGCAGGAAAGATTGTTAATGTTTACGTTGAAGAACCGAGCGACAACATTCCTTTCTTTTTCTGCACACGACCATTAAAGCTTGGTCAGGGAGATAGCCATAAGACTATGTTTACTTGTCTTATCCGTGGTTATTGGACGTGCGAGGCCAGCGAATCTAACGGACAGATTCTTTTCGGAAGCAACGATATGAAACATTGGTTCTATATCGGTTCTTCTATAGACAATAGTCTCAGAAACTTGGTTGGCTCTCCATACCGCTATTTCAGAGTTGCCGTCATTGGTAAGATGAACGCAGATGAAAGCATCAGCAGCATTTCTACTGCTTTCCAACCAAGATGGCAGAACAAACTTAGATAAATACTTTTTTTTACCATATAAAAAAATAAAGGGTAGTCGTCCGTGATGGATAGCTACCCTTGCTTTATCTTAGTCTAAAACGACTAACCACTTAAAATAGATGCAACCTGATTCTCGCTCTGCCAGCCGAGCGGTTGCTGGCATCCTTAATCTTCTGTTTCTTATCCTCAGCCAGTGCCCAGAACCTATCAGCACCATCAGGATAAACAATCATCAACCATTCGTAAAGGCATTGGTTCACGATGTAGTCATGCAAGTAGACGGTCATGGTATGAACACTTGTCTTCGAGAAACCTTGCGGCATCCTCATCGCCAAGTAGTAGGCATCCTCCTCATTGGTAGGCGAGCCAATACACTCTTCCCACTCGTTGGAATCAAAGCCACCTCCAAGCATTTCCATCTTTGTATATCGGAAAAGCATTTCATTGCAGTCTTCTACCGCTGAGTCAAGAATCCTTGCCAGTTTATCCCGATTGCCATCCTCGCCCACATCATAGACGTTATGAATCAGGTGTGAATCCTCTACAGAACTGGAGATTGAATCAGCATAGGCAGCAGCCGTATTCTTGATGTCAAACACCAGTTCCTTCTTCTGAAGCTCTATCATTACCTTGTAACCAAGGTTACATGTTCTGCATTCTTTCATACTCACCTCCTTCCTTATTCGTTAGGAGCCGTTCTGCTTGGCCTCTCACGTCTGTTGAAGGTCTCATGCAGATTCTTGATGGCTACAACAGACAATTCTGAATAAGTCTTCGACTCGTTAGGATTGGTAATGATGAACCAATCCATCAGAGCCTTGTTGATGATGTAGTCATGGATAGAACTTGTAAGCGCATCCTTCAAAGCAAGCGGATAATTGGATGGAAGAGATAGGTTAATAACAATATTGGTATCATCACTTATCAACTCGTTAGACGCAGTAGTACCATTGCCTGTTCTAACAGACTCACTCAACTCAACAAGCAGTTGGCTATACGCATTCTGAATGCTACGCAAAGCCTGATTCTTGTCTTCATCATCATCACTTGCCTGAATATTGCTGGCAGCCTCAGCATCCATGTCAGCAGCCCTTCTGCTACGCCCAGTCAGGAATGCCTTGTTCTGGAAGTCATAAATGAGTTCACTCATATACAACGTTATCGTTAAATCTTTTCTTGGCATATTATGATATTTTTGTTCGTGTTGGTTTCTTCTTGAAAAACGCTTTATCCTTGATGTCGAGCAATAATGCAGCAGCGTTATCTGCATACTCCTTCACCTTGTCGTTAGCTGTTATCTCACACCATTTCCCGATGATGCTGTTCACCAAGAACGAGTTGGCAGATGAATTGATTGAACTGAGTAGGTTATCATCAAATCTGCTAGGCATTTCGAGTTGCCAAGTGATGGTTCCGTCTACTCCTGAGCCGCCTGAGATAAATCGTTTCAGCACGTTTCTCAGCGCATCCAGCGATTCATTATAGAACCGCTCTATCATCGTCAAGTCTGCATCCGTCACAAATACTTGGTCAAATGCCGACTTTCCATCCTCCAGTTTATTCTTTGCGCCTATGTAGGCAGTAGTCTTCGCTACCTCCTCATACACGTCACTTTTCTTGATTGTCAATGTGGAATCTGCCATTCTTTATCTTTTTATAGAGTTTATAACCTAAAACGACTAGCAAGACACATAGTGCCCCAAATGACCAGATAGCATATTTCAACTGAAACTGCTCCCACTTGGACAACTCCTTCTCTACTGGATAGGGCACTGGGATAGAATCTCTTTTCAGGAAGGAATCTACCTTCACCTTATACACATTTTTATAGATGGTCTTCTCATGCCATCGGTCAAGAAAGCAAGTATCTCCCTTCTGTCTGAGGAAGATTGAATCACGCACGAAAACGCTGTCAGAAGTATGCAGCGTATCGTGTTTTACTACGTCCCGACATATAACTTTTTCCATCGGGACGTATTTTGTCTTACATCCCGACAGAAGAAATGCCACCAGCAAGATGCCAATCACGTAGAGTGCTACTTGCCAAAAATCAGTATCGTACCATTTTACTTTCATAGGCTAAACATTAAAGACCTTCTTTGCTCTTGTAAGGAACTTTCGTCTTGATTCCAAGCCGTTGGTTCCACCATTGATTGTCTTGGTAATAGCAAGGAAACTATCACTATCAGCCAGTTTGTTCAGGTCATGTTTCCACCACCACCACATAGCACTCTTCGTTGCTCCTAGCGGAAGCTCCAGCAACTGAGGATTCTCAATGATGTCACCAGTACAATATTTGCTGTTCTGATAAGCCTGATAGTTGGCTCTGCCAGTAATCTGAATCAAGCCCCTGCCACGATACTTGTAGCCATCACCATCCTTCAAGTTGCCGAGCATGTTCTTCAACTTGCCAACATCATACTTATGGAAGTAGTTTCTGTTGCCGAGTTCCTTGGTGTATCTCAGTTCGCCACTCTCATGTGCAATCTGAGCCAAGAAATGAGCCATACGCTTAGGAGTATCAATATGGAACACCTCAGCATAGCCATTGATGTAAGGCAGGAAATCATCCACCTTATCCTTGGCATTCGGCATAATCGCCAAAATCTGTTCTCTTGTTACCTTCATACTACTTGCCCTCCTTCACTTGTTTCAGCATACTTGCGAGTTCATCCTTCACCTTGCTCTCAAAGTTGCCTAGTTTTGTCTTGAAATAAACGTTTACCCCGAATATTGCTCCAGAGTAAACCAATGTCTGACTGACGTACCATAGCACACCATCAGACACCACATAATTGTTGAGAAAGAATGATAGGAAGGTGAGTACAACACCACTCACTAGCATTCCTATAGCTGCACCATATTGCAATCCTTCACGTACATTTGGAGTCATATCTTATATTTATATATTATTAATAATATGCAAAGATAAGAAATGATTCCCAATTAGTTACTTTATCCGTTTATTGTGTGCCATATTTTGCTGGTAGGATGCAAGCAGTCAGGGTCTTGCAGATACTCGATAGCCATCAAAACCACCATTTCCTTCAACTCATCAGCATCTTTGCTATATCGCTCCAGCATCACATGATGGTCACTTCTCATCAGGTTCATAGTCACAGCCAAATCATGGATGGTGTAATCAGATATATCATCCTTATGCTTGTCAAAGGCTTCTCTTATCTCATCATCCGTGAAGAAAGGAGCCGTATGCTTGTTTCCGTCCGCATCCTCATACCACATCTTGCTGATAGCATCATCGGCAAAATGCTTATCGAAATGTTCTTCACTCAACACACCATACACCATCGCACAAAGATGATGTTCCTCCACATCGCTCAACTTGCATGAGAGATACTTGCCGACTGCCTTAGCTATAGCCAACATCTGTTCAGGAGCCATTTCCTGCTGATACTTTTCTACGAAATCTACGAAATTCATACCTATACAAATTAAAAGTTTATGATGTTGCAAAGATACGAATATCTTAAACGCAGCACCATAAACTCGTAGATATTTCTGTAGTTGTCTGAATATCAGACAAATACAGTTACGATAAAAACACCTCCTTTCTTTATTCGTCCTTAAATCTGGTTCTCTTCTCTCCACCCCTCGTCCAGATGTCGTTTTTCTTGCGTTTCGCCACCTTTCCGATAACGTCATTTTCGTAAAGTTCGGGCTTATTCTCCCTACCTTGGGTCTCTGAAGCAACACCACCATTCGGGTTGCCACCTTGGCTAGCATCAGGTTTCCCATTGCCATACCATTCCTTGTCACTTGGTTTGTCTGCAATCATAACTATAAACAATTAACTATTAACTATAAACTAAGCAGCAAGCGGTGGGTTCTGTCCGTCAGGACTCACTCCCTGACCGCTCATCATCTGCTGCAACATCGCCTGAGCCTTCGGATTGCTCTGTGATGCCTGAGCCACTTGTGCTTGAAGCTGAGGAGAGAATCCTTGTGGAGTCTCACCATTCTGAATGGCTTGCTGGTTGGATGCAACCGATTGCAGCAACTCTTCTCCAAATGGGAAATCTCCTACTTGCAGCAACTGCTCCAGCGTGATAGCCTGATTCTGCCACAAGGTCATAAGGAACTCGTTAGCCATCTGTCTGTATACTGGAGTAGCCGTACTTTCCGTGATGTTGATGTCAAACTCAACGTCTCTAATCTTCTTAGGGTCGTAGTGTACAATCTGTCCTGCCCTACCCACGATATTGAAGTTGCGAGCCACGTCATAGTACTGCTGCATATTCTTCACGGTCTTGTATGCTCCATCAATGATGAACTGGCTGAAAGTCTCCAAAATATCAAGCAGCGACATGGTAGCATTCTGTGTCTGCTGGGCATAAAGCGAACCGCTCGTACCTGATACTCCGGGTTTACCTTGCAGCGCACCATTCACTCCAGATATATCCTCAAAGAACTTCAACTGATAGCTGAGCAAGTCACCGATACCGATATTCGTAGAGTTGTTCGCTACTTGCTGAGGAACCTGACCGCTCTTGTTTGGCTTGTATCTCACCACACCATTGAACCTACTCCACTCATCGCAGAAATCATCCCAACTCATATCATCAGGCAGACAATCCTCAGGACAGAGCAACACACCCTTGGCACTCGCCCTCATGATGAAGTCATACATCGTGATAAGTCGGTTCACGTATCTCTGCTGGTCAATCACATCTTCCACGAAGCTGTGAATCTCGCCATCAATAAACGGATAGAACTTAAAGCAGTATGGATGCTCACCATGAGCATAAGGGGTCTCGCCTTCTCTCAGAATATCACCGAAAGGAGAAAGGTAATAGAAATGCCAGTAATCATCCATAAACCACTCGGCATCAATCAGAGGAATATCCTCTTCCAGCATACCAGCAGACATACCTCGCCTGATTCTGTCTCTGTTCTCTGCATCTACAATATCAGCCTTATCCTCAATATCAATCTTGAAATCATCGCCATTGTTGTAGTCGTGGCATCGGTATCTTGGCTTACTCTCCTTTCGCCAAACCTCAATCACTCGACAGAGCGAAGGGTTGGCAGGATTCATAAAGTCGATAGTCTTAGGGTCGAACTCACCGAATCGCTGGGTGCAGTCTGCAATTACGAAATCTCGGTTAGCCGCCAACCGGTATATCTCCTTCAACTTACGAGCCTCAGCAGGAGACTTGGCAAACTCTCTCAGCACGTTGCCGATGGTAATGTCATGCACCTCACCTAAGCAACTCACGTCCCAACCACGGAAATCCCTCATATTGTTGTCTATGAAGAAATTGTTCGGGTTCACGTAGTCCGTCCAGCAATCCAACCTACCTCTTCGCCATCCATACTTTTTCTTATAGATAGCAGCACCGCTTATCAGGAACTCTTCCATGGTTCGTGCATCCAGTTCCGTCTCTCGGTTCAGTTGTCGATTACATTGCAGCACCACGCTCATGGTCTCGCCATATCGTTTCTCATCCTTATCTCTAGCATTGCAGGTAGGTTCCTTGCTCTGGGAACGATATACACCCAGTACATTCTTCACCAACCTACGGATAAGATTGTTCTTCAATGGTTCGCTACCCTGCTCACGGATATAGTCTTCCTCCCTGATACGCTTAGTAAAACCGCACTTGCTTTTGAACTCAATGGTATCGCCCCACTGGTCTCCATAGCAGTATCGCTTGTTTCTCAGTCTTCGCTTACGGAAGTTATCCATATTATTGTAATATCGCTGAGCCTCCAGCAAGATAGAGAAGGCACGCTCGTATGGCTTGTCAAATCGGTTCTTGGATGCCTTCACGCTATCCAGTTCTTCCTTGTCAAGTACCCTACTCAACGATAGCAGTTTGGTTTCTTCTTTCTTCTTCGCCATAGTTTATGATGTTTCTGTAGGTTCAACAATATGTGCCAACTTTCTCGCTACACCGAGGAATCCGCTTGCAGTATCGGTATCTCCAAGGCTGATGCAAGTCAGATAGCCAGCCATGTATAAGATGGCATCTTTCAGGACGGAAGGCAGACTGATTTTCTGTTCGGTAGTGATAGATGGAACCTGAACGTAGATGAATACCAATGTAGCATCCTGCTTTTTACTAGTATATAGTTCGATACTCTTGCCGTTAGCCGTATGCACGATAGCCGCAATCGGTCGCTCAGGATTTCCCCTGACTCCATATTTGCAGTTCTGATACTTGTAGGCATCATCACTCTCTGAAATGATTTCGGCAGGACGGTTCCAGCCTTCTGCCTTCACAGAAAGGATTCTCAGCATATCGGTAGGCAAAACCATCTTACCCACGTAATAGCCGTTGCTATCCGTCCACGTTACAGCATTCGTACACGAAGTACCTTCCACCATATCCTCAGGAGCATCCGAAAGAATGATTCTTGCTGCATCTACGATTTTACTCTCAATAAGTTCTGCTTGCGAGAGTGTATCAGAATCGCTAGGAGCCAGCAAGCCAGCAGACTCTTGGTTTCTATCCAAGAGCACCTTCACCTCTTTCACTAAATCAGATACAGCATATTCTACCATTACTCTAAACCTTCTAGTTCAACACCCTTTTCTTTAGCAATATCCAAGATGTCTTCCATGGTCTTCATCTTGGAACGGCTCACACCGAAGGTCTCAGCCAGATAGTCCTTGGCATCCTCAACGTCTGTCACTACGTGGGTCTTCTTCTCGTCAGCCACCTTCTTCTTTGTCTTGGCAGCAGCCTTCTTCTTTGCTTCAGCAGCTTCCTTCTTCTCGTCAATACTCTCCACCAAGAAGAACTTGTCGTTGAACCAATAATGAGACTCGATAGCCTTCTGTACCTTAGGGTCTCTTGTCATATAGACACTACTGCCAGTACTCTTACCCTCAAAGTTAATGCGCATCCGCTCGTTACCTACCATAACGCTGAATGCCAAATCAGTACCAGCTTGATATTTATTAAACATGATTATACCTTATTATATATATGTGTTACTAAAAAAGGGATGGGGCTAGTGCCCACACCCCTCACTATTTAATGAATAATTTGCAATTCTGCTTGCTGTTAGGCAGTAGCCTTGGTTTCCTCTGTATCAGAAGTGCCCTCTGTTTCAGGAACCGCAGCAAGGCGCATACGAGCGTGTGCCTTAGGGTACTTCAAATACAGACAAGCTACCTCCTGAATAACTACTGCATCGGTGTTACGGATGCCAGCCGCCTTCAAGTCGAGAACGTTTCGTGTCCAAGACAAGTGTACTCGCTTAACCAAGAACTCAGGGTCAAGGGCAAAGCCGCAGTCACTCATACCAAAGAGGTCGAACAACTCTGAGTGAATCATCAGCACCTCACCGAAGTCGGTCTCCCAACTCTTGAACTTCAACTTCCAAATATCAACGGTGTCCTTCAAGCGGAACTTGTCAGAATCAATCTTACTGAATGCGCTCACGAAGTCAGAACCAGCGATAATCACCTTGCGCTTGTTGCCGATACCAGTACCAACAAACAAATCCTTGGAAATGTCAACCAACTCCAAGTCGGTAATCACTCGCTCATTCTTGTTATAGCCCTTCTTAATATCGTCAGCAGTAGCAACATGACCTACCTCAATATCCTTACCAGCCATCCACCAGATACCCTTGGTAAACCACTGGGCAGAACAATCCTTGATTTCGTGCTTGATGCAAGCCATATCACCGAAGAGATAAGTACCCTCCATAGCAAGACGCATATCATAGATACTATCCTCCTCGATGTCAGAAAAATCCCAATCCACTCGCTTAGCAGCAATCTTATCGAAGGTGGTCTGCTCAACCTGAATCATGAAGTTCTGACAATACTGAACCTCATTAGAAGGAAGGTTGTTGAAACGACCCGTCTGAACGTCCATTTCGCCACAACTCTTTGCCATACGGATAAGTTTCTGACCCTTCTTCAAGGCTGGAATACCGATAGCCTGCTTATTGACCAACTTACCATTTACAGCATACACAATCGGATAACCTTCTGTGTCCTTACCGCAAACGCAGAGTTCCAAATCAGGAGTAGGAGCATCAGTAATGGTAGAATATGCAACACCCTTATAGTTGGTAATCGCCTTCACACCTACCACTCGGATGGTATCATCCAGCGTAAACATGGTAGGGTCTTCTACCTTCAATACCATAGATGTACCAGTACTCTCCACCGTTGCTTCCTTCACGGTTGTCTTGATAGGGCGTGTACCGATACTCCAATACTCAACTACAAACGAGTTGGCAAACTTGGTTGTCGCATAGCGTGAAATCTGGTCAACTGGAGTAGCCATCGGGCGAATCTTGGTAATCTTCTCATCAATGTCGTTCAGGTAATACTCCGTGCCATTCTCGTTAAAATGCTCACGTCCCTGAGTCTCGCTCTTGATACCTTCACTCTGTCGAGCAGCACCGCCATTGCCAGCCTCACCAGCAGCAGGAGCACCACCAGCCTCAGCAGCAGAACCACTCTCGGTGCTACCGCCATCAGGCAGATTTGCCGCCTCAGCCATGATAACCTGACCATTCACTCCAAAAATAACTGCCATTACCATAATAAAGATGGAAAACAGCCGATTAAATGTACTTTTCTTCATTGTTATTCTGAATATTAATTAAACATTATATATTATCTTTTCACCTTGTCGAATTATCGAATGTGTGTTCTCTTCTCGTTGCCACGCTCCCAGACGTTACCCCTTCGTGATACCCTGCCCACAGCACCAAGGTCAGGCTGGTTATCCGTCTGCTTGGTATCTGCATTGGCTGAATCAAGGTCGGCAGTACCATCGCCCTTCTTTCTCAGTTCAAGGTTCTTGACGTGCTTACTGTTCTTGCCACGAACCTCTCCTTCATGGGCAGCATCAGCCACATCGGTATCATGGTTCTTAGCCTTGATGAAAGCAGTAATCATTTCCTCAGTAAACTTGCCAGTCACCACATTGCGCATAGTCTGAAAGCACTGGTCGATGGCATCGTTCACAGCTTCCTCGCCATACTTCTCCTCTAACTTGTCGAACACCTCATAACTGGAAGGCATATTCTTGTCATATTCCTCCTGCAATTTCTTGCCGTTGGCGGCATTCTGCAAGAACTCCGACTGAGCCGATGCAATCTCATCCGCATTATCAGGGTCTGAATAGTAGTCAATGGCATCCTCTCCATGGGTACGAATCAACTCGGCATAAGGACTCTTGCCAGCCTTCATCGCTTGAAGGAAGGTAGCCGCCTCAGGGTCACTACCCAGCCAATCGCCCATCGCCTTTTCGTTATCCTTGTACCCCTGCAAAGCCTTCTGGTCGGCATCATAATCATCATTGATGGCTCCATACATAGCTTCATCATCCGCATACTCCGTATCAGGGTGGCGGGTCTTCAAACGCTCCAAAGCCAAGTCTCTCTTGGTCTTGGTATCTTGCTGTTTTGCAGCACCAGCATTCTGCTCAATATTTGTATTTTCGTCCATATATATATGTGTATATTTATAAATCAATGCCCAAAATTAATGCTTTTTTCCGATTTTCATCTTTTATCCGTTAATTTAGTCTAATCGGATGCGACTAATTCAATACTTTTTTGTATATTTGCAGTGTCAGATATGAAATATAAGGATTCACGATGCTATTTTATAGAGGAACGTGATGCTGATTTATTGAGGGCTTACAAAGAAATTATTAATGTAAGAGACAATATCAGACTCTCAGAGATTGAGGAAAAGCTAGCCCAATCTCCGAGCAGAAGATTTTGGGTTTCAGAAGACCGTGCTTATATAGTCATATTAGACTTACTGAAAGGAAAACCTCTTGATAATATGATACCTACCCGAAAGGAAATGTATCAGGAGATTTTCAGACGATTCCAGATTCATAAGAGTAATGAGCCATATCTCAGTAATATGGATATTATCAAACGTGTATGTGCTGAAAAAGCACCCAGTTTCTATTTGACTCCTCAAAGCATACACGTAATTCTTAGCAGGGTGAGAAAGGAGGAGAAACAAAGATGCTACGAGAGACGAAAGAGAAGATTGCGCTTTATGCTGGGTACATTATAATAATGTGTATCACTTTTCTCGGATATGATGGCATGGGTCTCTTTGACGATTGTTCTATTCAGAACCGACTAAGCTACCCTTTCTTTCATCAGAACATCTTTCATGCTGCCATCAACCTTTATGTCTTCCATCAATGCTACCGAGCCATTCCTTGTGGCATCGGTCACTTGGTGGCATTCTATCTCATAGCCATCAGCTATCCCTTCACCTCATCCGTACCAATCATCGGTCTTAGCGGATTTATCTATGCTTACATGGGCTTTATCGCCCCATACGTGGAGAATAAGGTAAGATACAATCTCACCATTCTCCTATATATCTGTGTTGGAATCTTCTTCCCTTGCATGGCAGTTGGAGTCCACATCTATTGCTATGTACTTGGTCTGTTGTGGGGTTATCTAAATGCACCGCTATGCCAAGACAAGTAACCGCCAAACTGACTGATGCTGTAGACAAACATGTACTGGGCATCCTGAAAGAGAACGAGAAACGAATCAAGGAAATCAACACACCCTTCAATCCTATCAAGGGTGAAGGTTGTGGAGATAAGCGATTCCTGCTTTTCCTTCCCGACTTCCCGATACAGAGACAGCAGCTTCCAGTTTCGATGAAGAAAATTCCGCTCGTCAAAATGCTCATCGAGTTTGGTAGCTGCAAGGCAGTAATCGAGGAACTGCACAAGGATATAGACGAACCATACGACCTAGAAGAAGAGATTGAGCAACTGGTGGAGCAGTTTACTCGCATCAGGATGAAACACGACCCTTTCTTCTTCTTTGCCACATTCATCTATATCAAGCCGAAAGGTGGAGGTCTCCCCTTTCGCTTTGTGCTCAGAAGACCTCAGCGAAGACTGCTCAGGTGGCTAGAGGAACGAAGAAAGAAAAATCGCCCTATCCGTCTCATCCTGCTGAAAGCCCGACAATGGGGAGGTTCTACGGTTATTCAGATGTACTTCCTCTGGCTGCAACTCATGTGGCAGAAGGGTCTCAACTCGCTCATCGTGGCTCAGGTGAAGGACACAGCAGAAACCATCCGAGGAATGTTCGAGGAAGCTCTGAAAAACTTCCCTACCAAGTTCCTCTACGAAATGGGTGAAGCATTCTCTGAGAACGAGCCGAAGTTTGTAGGAGTTGGAACATCAGGAAACGTGAAGAAGGTTCCTCAGCGATTCTGCAAGATTAAGGTGGGTTCCATGGAACGACCACTATCAGCCAATGGTGAAGACTACAACTTGGTTCATCTTTCTGAGGTGGGATTGTGGAAGAAGACGGATGGAAAGTCTCCTGAGGAGGTGGTACAGAACGCTACCAATGGTATCTTGTATCGACCATACACGATGATAGCCTACGAATCCACCGCAAATGGTACTGGTAACTTCTTCCACAAGGAATGGCTTGCAGCCAAAAAAGGACAATCCCAGTTTGAGCCGTTCTTTGTACCTTGGTTCGAGATATACGATATGTATCATCTTGATTTTGAATCAAAGAAGCAGAAGGTGGAGTTCGCAAAATGGCTATACGAGAACCGCAATAATACCAACACGATGTCTGACCGAGAGGAGCCATGTACCTATCTTTGGAAGTTATGGACGCTGGGTGCTCCACTTGAAGCTATCAACTGGTATATTGCCGAGCGCAGGAAGTTCACCGACCATGCGGATATGGCTGCTGGCTACCCTACCGATGATATTGAAGCATTCAAGCATTCAGGAGCCAAGGTGTTTGCCGAAGACAAGGTTGACAAATTCCGCAAGGGATGCCGAGCACCTAAGTTCATCGGTGATGTTTATGGTGATGGCTACAAGGGAAAGAAGTGTATGCAGAATGTCCGATTCTGTGAAGACAAGCAGGGGCAGTTTTGGATATGGAGCAAGCCTGAGACCTTTGATGATTGCAAGGTGATAAACCGCTATCTGGTCGTAGTGGATATTGGTGGACGTAGCAAGAATGCCGACTGGTCTGTTATCTGTGTCTTCGACCGCTATTGGATGATGGAAGGCGGCAAGCCGTATGTGGTAGCCCAATGGTATGGGCATATTGATATGGACTTGTTGGCATGGAAGGCGGCTCAGATAGCCAAATACTACAACGATGCTTTGTTGGTGATTGAATCCAACACGTTGGAGACGAAAGACAAGGAGCACATCTTGGAAGGTGGTGACCAGTCTGAGTTCATCCTGAACCAAATCAAGGACGTATACGACAACCTCTATGCACGCAAGCAGAGCGAATCAGACATCAAGAATAAGGTTCCAGTGAAGTACGGATTCCATACCAACGTGGCAACCAAGCCGATGGTTATCTCAGTATTGGTTCAGGTTATCCGTGAACAACTCTATGTAGAGCGAGACGATAGATGCTTAGATGAATATCTCACTTACGAGAAGAACGGAACGGTATACGAGGCAGCAGACGGAAAGCACGATGATTTGCTCATGACTAGAGCCATCGGACTCCATATCTGTTTCAACGAAATGGAAATGCCAAAGATGATACAGATTCAGGCAAGAGTAATGAGAAGAAAGGTTTCTGTTTCGGCAGCAACCATCATATAGTTTCACGAACAAATAATTACGATTATGAAAGTAACAAAAATTTTCAAGCGCATCAAGTGCGAAATCATGTACCGCCAAGCTACGGCTAAGGCTGACTACGCATCCAAGAAGAACAATGGTGAAATCTTCTACGTCCTTCCTACGCAGAAGGGCAACCTCATGATTATGAACCGCTCACTCTTCGAGGCATTCAAGAAGACAAAACTGGTAGACAACGACATGAAGGTCAGAGACCTCTTCAAGGATTGTGTATACCATACCAACTGCAAGAGCAAGAAGGGCAAGCTAAGCCGCAAGCGCAAATTTCTCAGATGGAAGGGCTTAATCTAAAATTTTTCTGCCCTAAATAAACGGATAAAAGATAGGTGGAGAAAATTCTGCCTATCTTTGCCTATTATTAATAATGTGTATCAAAATATGATTTATAAAATAGTACAAGGAAACAGCTTCAAACTCCACATCTTGGTGCGGAAGATGGACGTATCGAAAGAGTTCCAGCGACTCGTTGACTTCGATATGAATCTTGCTACCGACATCAGAGTTGAGTTGTCGGGCTGTTTCTGCAATACAATTTCTGTTCCAGTACAAGTAGCAGGAATCCAAGGCAACGTACTGATATGCGACATTCCTTCCACCCTCGATTACGGAAACTATAACGTCAGGGTATCATGGAAGTATGAGGGCAGCGAAATGGTCAGCATCGAGCGCAACCTTCTGAGAATCGTAGAACACAACTCTATGAGTAATGTTCCTATCGGCATCACGGAAGGAGAGCATACTGGCTTATTCAACCTCCGCTACTATATCGTGACCGAGAATCAGTCTACTTGCCCTATTTCTTTCATCGTTGATAACGCTAAGTTCAGCTATACCATCAATGGGGAAACCCAAATGGTGGAGAATCGGGAGAACTTCGTAATTAACGGAACTATCAGCAACGGAAAGAAACTGGAAGCTCAGTTCATGCCTATAGAAGGTTTCAGCATCGGTCAGGTAAAGGTTATCATGGACGGAAAGGACGTTACTGCTGAATATTACAACAGCAATACTCACAAGGTCTTCATCCCAGCCGTATCAGGATATGTCACCATCACGGCAAGCGGAACCGTCAAGGCAAGCTATTATGGAGCTTCGTCAGCCAAGAATATGAGCGAATTGAACATGGAAGACCTTACGCTTATGGAAGGCACTCTTGTCGGTCAGACTCTCACCATCACAACCACGGAAGAGAAACCATACATCTGGTTTGCAAGCCGCCAGCCACTTGTATTCAATCAATGTGGGTTCGAGGCATCCATGAACACCACAAAGCTAGGTGACCTCTACTACTATTGGTCAGACGAACTTGTAGCTGGTGACGATAACGAATATCAAATTAAACTAAAAGAATAATATGGCAGAAAAGAAAAAGTACAACAGCATCCTTGTAAGTGGGCGCAAAGACGAGACTCTGACATATACGAAGTACATTAAAGACGAGGAATCAGGAGAATCCGTCAAGGAATCACTCGACAAGAAGGTCAATGTGACGGATAAGTTAGAGACTCAGCAAATCAAGGATGGTGCTATCACCAACGAAAAGATGGCTGCTGGTTCTGTTGGCAACACCAATCTCCAAGATGGTTCTGTCAGCAACGAGAAACTGGAGGACGGAAGTATCACCAATGAGAAATTGGCAGAGAACTCCATCACAAAAGACAAGTTGAAAGACAACACCATCGGTGTAGAGAAGTTAGACCCAGAGCTTCGTCAGACTATTAATGCAGCCACTGGTCTTCCTAAGGATTTGGTAGAAACCATCCAGAACGTTGATGATACACTGAAAGACCATCAGAGACAGCTAGATGATAAGCAATCGCAGATTGATGATAAGCAGCAGCAAATCACCGCCAACAATGATGATATTTCATTGTTGCAGACTCGTAGTACTCAGATGGAGGAAGCCATCAAGTCTATAGCCGCTACTGGTGGTGCAAGTCAGGCTGCTGCCGTTACCTATAATAATGAGAAGTCAAAACTTACCGCAGTCAATATCCAAAGTGCAGTAGATGAGGTTGTAGACAAGGCTTCCATCAAGGATGAGGAAGGAACGGTAGTAGAAACTCCTTTCCGCTACATTCAGAATGAAGAGTTCATCTTTGCCAAGGTGGATGCAGAAGACAAACTTCTCTTCGGTTTTCAGTGGGATGGTACTCCAGTATTTGGTAAGACAAGTGCAGTAGAGGACAAATTGCAGTCACAAGTAAATCTATTGGCTGATAAGATTGCCACTATCTTGGGTGATGATGATACTACAAGTGCTATTGACACATTGAAGGAGTTGAAGGACTTCTTTGCTAACATTGATAATACTCAGACTCTGACAAGCATCCTTGCAAACCTCAATAGTGTTAGCACCAAGTTAGGAGAAGACATTAAAAACCTTCAAGACACGAAGGTTGATAAAGAAGAAGGCAAATCACTCATTGAAGATGAAGTAAAAGAGTGCTTTAGAATAATTGAGAACGAAGAGTTCCTCAAAGCTATAGTGGATTCAGATGATAAGGTTCTGTTTGGTTTCTACAGAGCAACTGGTAAGCCATATTATCCCCTGAATGATATGTATCACGTTGAGCAGAATGAAGAGTTCTTTGCTCTTTGGCTTGATGCGGATGATAAGATACTTCTTGGTATCAGAAAAGATGGAGAAATCATTGGCGAAATCCATGCAGTCAATGCCTTGAAACAAGTTATCTCTCAGCTTCAATCAGACCTTGCATCATTGCAGGAGAAGGTAGGTACAATAGATACCAATCTCAAAGAACTTCTTGATGTTTTCTCTTTGCAGGAGAATCCTGAGTATATGGCAGTTGAGAAAGATGCAGACGGAAAGGTTCTTTCTGCTACTTATAATGATGGCAGTCACTATATTCATAATGCCAAGTCTGAGACTATTCCAACAGAGTTTTCCCATATTGAAGACCCTGAGGGAAGGACTGAGATTACAACTGATGCAGAAAATAAGGTAATGTCATATCGTGATTCAAGTGGCAAGAAACATGAGCATGATATGGAAGTTACTAACCTTGATGTGTCAAATATCAATCTTCAAGGCAATAGTGTGAATAATATTCAAGATGCTCTCAAAGCAAATGGTTTTGATGTAAAGACACCTATTGATTGGAGTGAAAGTAGTTTCATTCAGATACCAGAGCCTCGCTTTGCTATTATTAATGTCTCTAATATTGATTCCATGCCTACAACCAAGACTCAAGATAAAAAAGCATTCTTGGAGTTTTGGGATATGCAGGGTAACTACTTCAAAAAGCATGCTATTTTAAATGCACAAGGTAACTCCTCTTTGGCTTTTGATAAGAAGAATGTTGCTATTGACCTCTGTGATGATGAGTGGATTGGTGATGATACTCCAAAAGTAAGAATTGGAAACTGGGTTCCACAGGACAGCTTCCACATGAAGGCATACTATACAGACTTCTTCCGTGGTGTTGGAGCTGTATGTTATAAATTATATGACCAGATTGTACAAACAAGAGGTAATATGTATGATAGACCTTGGAAAAAAGCATTACTTGATATGTCTAAGATTGACACTACAACCAAAAGTCTTGGAAATCCTTACGTTGGAGATTATTCTTTGCTTACTGATACAGGAGCACGTTGTTTCCCTGATGGTTTCCCTGTTGCAGTATATCTTAATGGAGAGTTCTATGGCATCTTCTCATTTCAGTTAAAGAAGCACAGAGATAATTATCACATGAACAAATCAACTGCTGAACACATACATCTTGATGGTTCGATTGGATGGTCAATTATATGGGATGGAACAATCCAATGGGGACAAGGTGATGATGGTTTTGAAGTGCGAAATCCTAAAGGTTTATATGCTATTGGAGGAAACAAATATGATGCAGATATCAAGCAGGAAGAGATTGCAGGAGAAGAGGAAGTAAATGCATGGATAGAAGCAGGTAAACTTCCTGATGGTACTATCATTTCTTCAAAAATTAAGAAAAATCTTCAAATGACTGCCAAAGTAAAAAAATACATTCAAGATTTTTCAAATACTCTTCTTAACATAAGAGCAGCATCAGACATATATGAAGCGTCAAACAAGACAGAGGAAGATTTAAAGACATTCAAAAAAGTTTTTGAAACTTACTATGATGCCGATAATCTTATAGATTATATCATTGTTTCCGATGTCGTAAGAAACTATGATGGTTTTTGGAAAAATTGGCAATGGTTTGCTTATGATGGAAAAAAATGGTGGGTAGGATTGTATGATTGTGATTGTACCTTTGGCAATCATCCAGCAGGTAATCAGACAGGATTGCCTCAAACAGAACATATAGACAAGACAACTGCATCTCCTACTGGGTTTATCGTTAAGTATTATTCTAAAGAATTGACAGACCGTTATAAGTATCTTGCGGAACATGATATAATCTCGTCAAGTAATATCTTTGCACTAATAAAAGATTGGTGTGATAGGATTGGGACAAACTTTTATAAAGAGGAATACAAGAAATGGAAAGATTCTCCTTGCATTTCAGATAGTGTTGTCAGAAGTGATTATTGGGAAATTTATACCAATGATGATGGAGGTTTGGAGAAGGATGAGAATGAATCCTTTGATGCAACACAATCATACAATGTTGGAGATGTTGTATCGTTCGGTTTAAACTCTACCATGGGTTTCTTTAAGTATCGCTGTATTAAGCAAACTACAGCTTTGGATGGAAATACACCACATAGTGTGAGTGCATATTCACCAATCAAGCAATTTAAGCATTGCGATAACTTATATAGAATCCAGAAGTGGATAGAACAGAGTGTAATTAATATGGATAAATTATATAACTATACAAGGTTAAATTAAATTTTATAGATTATGAATAAATGTTTAGTAACAAAATTAAAAGGAAGTTCTAATAATACAGAGCTTCTCAAAATTGGGGAAATGCGAATCAAATTAGCAAAATCTCCATCTACTACTCGTGGTAAATGTTTTAGTCTGAAATTTAAAGAGACGGTGACTATCAATATTCTTGGAGAAGGCTATTTTACAGACAGTGCATATTCTGAGAATAAAGGAAATACATTAGTATGTAATAAGGATATTTCAACACAAGTATATGTCAGTAATCATGACATGGAAATATCTATTCCAAACAAATACGCACTTACATCTTTCTTTTCTAATGATAAGAATGAAGCAAATTCTAATGGAGTTATTAGTGCATACCTGGATTTGGATAGTTTAAAATATTCAAAAGGTGTGGAATATGTTGTTGCTGATGGCATTCATACAACAGGTAATATTGACAGTCTAAAAGAATTGTCAAGCTTGTTGTATTTAAATTTAGAAAATTCAGAAGCTACAGGTAATATTAATGCTCTAAAAAACTTAGTGAAGTTAAGTTATCTAAGTTTAAACAACACAAATCTTGAAGGCAATATTGATGCTTTTAAAGGTCTGACATCTATTGGAGTTTTAAATTTAAACAATACAAAACTTTCTGGTAATATTGATAGCATTAAAGAGTTGTCAGGTTTGTCAAATTTAAGTATAATCAATACAAATATTACAGGTAGTATTGATAGCTTAAGTAAAGCGAAAAAATTAATAAGCTTAAGTTTGCAAAATGCCAACTCCAAATATACAGGAAGCATAAACAGCTTTAATGATTTTACTAGATTAAGTTCTGTCTCTATTAAATATGCCAAATTAACTGGAGATTTAGCACTTCTTCCTAGTACTGTTATATTTGCGTCATTACCTTATAACAGCGAAAGTGTATTCACTTGGACAACGCGACCAACTTCAGCAAAAGTGATTGCCATCGAGGGCGCACCTCCTATTGTGAATATTGACAAGATGTTACAAGACCAAGCTGCATGTCAAATTGGATTTGATGGAAGTTCACCTTCATATTTCAAGGTAATTTCAGCTACTGGTACTCGCTCTTCCGCATCAGATGCAGCAGTTCAGACTTTACAGAGCAAGGGTTACACGGTCTCAATCATTCCTGCGTAAGGTATCATAAGTTTAACATAAAAGAAAAGAAAGGAAACAAGATATGAATAAGTTAACGAAGAAGTACAAGGTAGTACATGAGGGAACCAAGATGGTGTTTCCTCTCACAGAGGAAGGTGACAATGCTGAGGTATTCCCAGCAGTAAATGCCACCGCAGTAGAATTTGACACATACCCAGAAGCTAAGGCTTACGTAGATGAGCATAACTTGGTGTATGAGGAGCCGAAGTATGGGGAGTAAACCATAGATAAAGAAGAAAGGAGTGTTGTTTAGCACTCCCTTTTCTTGTATTTATTCTTCAAGTTTTCTGTTCCTATTTTAACTTAGGCAAACTATCATCATCTACTGTACCATGCAGTTTAATCACCAAGCATTTATTTTCTGGCTTCTCAAAGCATAAACCAACAAAAGCAAGAAACAGAAAATCAACAAGAAGCGCTAATACACCAAAAAAGATATAATCATAAAATGGTCTTGATGCTTTAAAAGCAACTACCATTGCAACAAATCCTGCATCAATGATGATGCAGCCAAGTATACCTATAATATAAGATATAATTTTCTTCTTCATAAGTTTGAATGTTTAATTTGCTGCAAAGATAACTAATTATTTCGGTTTGTCTCTATCAATTAACATTATTAACACTCGAAACATCAAAGAACTTCTCGCATAAACTCCCCATCATATAGCATGGTTCTTCGCTCAGCATATCTATTCCATCCTGCTCACAGATATGCGCTACCACATGAAGAAGCTCATGACCTATTGTATTGATGATGCTGCCATCAGATTCGCATTTACCGATAGCAAGCACACTCCTTCTTTCTGATAGGTTGGAATAGGTAAGACCTCTGTCTGTACTCTCCTTGATTAGATGCTCGTAGGCTTCCGATAAAGGATTTCCGTTGCAGCCAATATCCGAAAGAGCATGGCATATCTCATCGGCATCAGGTGGCTGATAACCTATGAAACATACTATGCTCCAATCGTACTTCGGGAGTTGTATTAACCTTTCAATCATAACACATCTTCCCAAGGGATAGGTACTCCATTATGGCAGCAGTCGGCATAGAATCGGTTGAAGATGAAACCATCCTTCTGGTCGGCATCATCCACCATATCCTTGATAAACTGGGCTAGCTGCTCCTCATCCTTGATGGAAGACTTGTAGAAGTCTGCCCTAGCCATATTCGCCACATATACATGGTCATAGCCAGCCTTATTCTTTACCTCTACTCCCTGACCGAGCAGAAGGGAATCCACCTTCTCCTTATCCCAAAAAGAGACACTTACATCACGCTTGGAGGAAGGGTCATACTTATACATCAGGCTCACCGCCCACTCGCACATCTTCTTACTGAAATGATAGCCATTGTATCTGAGATAAGAAACCATTCCCTCAGGTTTGAGGTCATACATATCCAATGGCATTCTGCATTTTCCCATATTGCTGAATATTAAAGGGAGTCTGGTCACGACATAAATGTCGGTGCCAAAACTCCCAAGTTAAACACTAGCGACCGCCACCATTGTAGCCGCCACCACCTCTTTCACCATAGCGGTTCGGGTAGTTCCAATCATCATTGACGTTGTTGAATCTACGTCTGTTCTCACGCTCTTCACGTTCCTCACGTTCTCTTCTCCAATCGTCACGATAATCAGGCATACGCTCACCCATACGCTCCTGCTTCATCTTTTTCAGACAAGACATAGCCTTGCTGCCAAAACCAAGCATGGACTCGATGTTGTCATACAAATCATCGAACTTATCTTCTGTAATCTCAATCATTACCATAATCTTATGATTTTAAGTGAATAGATAGGAGATTACTTGCTCATGGTCTGTTGGAGCCATCCCATCATCTTGTCAATCTTGCCCTCAATACCTGAAACCTTACCTTCCAGTTTGTTGATTTTCTCGGTCTGTTCCTTATCCTTGGCTATCTGGGGGTTGAGTTGCTGTAGCATTCCCTCACAAGATTCTACTACCCTCTTGTTGTAATCTACGCTCTCCAGTATCGCATTGGATTGTCTCAGCATGGCATCCACCTCTGCACTCATGGCATCCTTATTGTCGCTAACCACAAGGTTCTTGTCGTTGGCTATCTGTCCGTTTGCTGGCAGTTGCTTGAAATCCACTTCCTCGTCACCCAGCTTCACCTTCACGTCCACTACGGTCTCCATAGGTTGAGGAGTAAAGCCGTTGTTAAAGGTAGGGTATTTCGTCTGAGGATTGCTTACTGAAACCACCTGACCGATTCGCAAGTTCGGGTTCTCGCCCTTGTCTAGGACATAGAATAAAGAATTAGTTCTTAAACCTTGAAACATAATGTAATCTCCTATTATCTATTCTTGTTAAACAATACCCGACATCATCTGTAGGGTGTTAGTATCTCTCTCAAACCAGAACTGATAAACACCAGTTCCCTGCACGTCTGCAACCGTCAATGGTGCGCCATTATACTTGGTCACAGCCTGAGTACTTCCGTTGGTCTCGAAAAGGATAGGCAGCGTAGTAGTCGTTCCAGTCGGAATAGCCTGCATCAGGTTTACGAAAATCGTACCTCTGTAGTTGGCATTCAGGAAGGCGTGGTTTTTGAACGAGAAAACAACATTGTTGGTGTTCACCACCACGCCCGTTGAAGCGATAGCTGCCGAACCATTACGATTCACCCTTGTATATGGTCTTAACCAAAACATAGCAGCCTCCTTTCCTTATTAACCCCAGAATCCTGCATTGTTAGCAGCGTTCAAACCATACAAGCCAGCCTGATAAGCCACACAGTTAGGAACCGCAGTAAATGGGCTGTAAGGAGTGGTCACGGTCTCAGGCAACTTACACTTGATACCAGCCACCTCGTTCTGCAAGCCAGCCAATACCTGATTGATAGGAGCCACAGCCTGACCAACAATCTGAGAGGTCATAGCAGAAGACTTGAAGGTGCTGTTCTCTTCACGAAGAGCATCAATCTTGTTCTGCATTTCCCTAAACTCAGCTTGCTTCTGACCGTCAACGATGGTCTGAGTGCTCTCCTTGATAGCGTTGTGCAAATCACAAGTCTGTCGCTGAGTCTCGTAAGCCACGTTAGAGAAGCCACGCTCCTGACCAGTAGCTACATTGTTGATGGCATTCTGCAAGGTTCCAGTCTGCTGACAGATAGCCAAGCGGTTCTCGCAGCAGCAGTTTGCAATCTGTTGAGCAATCTGCATGTTACCCTGCTGAAGCGCATTGATAGTCTGCATACCGCTCATACCAACCTGATTACCTACACTCTGTACCTGAGAGGTCAAGGCAGAAATAGCACTCTGAATCTGACCTTCGGTGCAGTTCAACTGGGTAGCCAAATTGCTGAGTGCATTGCGGTTGCCACCGATGGCATCCATCAGGAGACCACGACCATAGTCATTGTTAATCTCGTTGGCGAGACCACCACGACCATTATTGCCGAAACCTCCCCAGCCGTTACCTCCCCAGCCCATGAGGAAGAAAAGGAAGATTACCCACATGAACCATCCACCTTCGCCACCGAAACCATTGTTTCCCTTCATGGCGAGAAGGACATTTGGGTCAACACCCTGCTTTTGGAGCAGAGGCGCAAGAAGACCGAGCATCCCAGTATTAGATGTTGAGCCTTCATTTCCGAATACATACGTTTTACTTTCCATATTATCCTGAATCTTTTGTTAAACATTAATTGATTTATACTACGTAACGTTACGAGTACAAAGATACGAATAATATGAATAGAGATTGATAAACTCGTAAAAGATTATATAAGTGTGTGATTAGCAAAGATTTATGGTTACGAAAAAGGTCATAAATATACAGGAGGGGCGATTGGGTCTCTCCTATATATATAATGTGTAGCTACTTCTAGAGGTTTATGCCATACTTTCGTGATAGCTTGCGGAAGAAAGCCTTCTTGTTGGCAAAGTATCGGATGAGCGACTTATTCCACTTCTTTTCATGCCCGAACTGGTCGTGGATGCCTTCGGGTATCTTGCCATCGTGAACATACTTCTCAAAGGATGAGATAGACTTGCCCATTTCGTGAGCACACCATCCCTTGTTGGCTTGCGTATCATTCATCATGGCAGTAAGGAGTGCCACAAGTTCCATATCTCCTTCCGACAGACCGCAAGGGATAGGCTTGCCCTCTGCTTGGGCAACTGCTGATTCGTGTGCCTTATCTGCGAGAGCACGAAGTCCAGCTTCGATGATGCTGTAATTTACTAATTGCGACATAAGCATATAAAATTAAAATGAGTGTAATCAGGAACATATCACAATAGTACATATTATTTGTGATAACGATAGAGCCGAACATGATGTGTATTACGTTGACTCCTGCTGAATATAAGAGCGGTATTCTCCACTCCACGCACAATCTGTGCAGAACCTGACCTTTCCAAAGAGAAATCGGGTAAAGAATGTAAGTGATGAAGTAGAAGTACCAGACTGGTTCCTCATTCTCTTCGTACCATAGTGTAATCTCCATTTTATTGTCGTAGAACTGAGATATACCATACCATCTGAAAAGCATGACCAATATAGGCGCATACTTGAAATAAAGCAAGTCCGTCTTAATCTTGCTGCGTTCGGGGAGAAGTTTTGTAATCTCTCCAATTAACTTCTTGACTCGTAGGTCTTCGTCTTCTTCTTTTCTCATAAGCCATTGTTTTTTTAAGTTTATATGTTTGAGATTCTTTTGCTGATTTAATCAAAAATTCTTAGAGGTAGCAAATATAATAAGAAACTAGTAAACGGCTACATTTATGCACAACTTTAAAAGTTAAACTTTATGAATATTTACAGATTGTTAGATTTACACAAGAAATAGAGGTAAAAAGTTTCAGATTGAAAGCAATTATCCCCCGAAAGCCTAGCACTTTCAGGGGATAGTCATGTATGTATTACTTCTCAGTCTTCGCCTTCTGGTTAGCCACAACCACTTTGTTAGCCTTCTCCAGCACGGCAAGAAGCTTCTTTCTCAGTTCACGAATCTGCGTCATGTCCTCAGCGTTGTAGGCATCCTTTCCATCATCCAAGAAACCTTTCTTCAACTCGGAAATCTCCTGCTTATCAAGGGAAATCTCGTCAATGGCATCAATGGCAGCCTTGTTGGTGTTGTAGTAGCCATCGCTCTGACTAGGAGCCGTATCAACCAATAGGTCGTAGGAAGTCTTGAATCCGTTCAACTTAGTGTAGAGTTGTTTCAGCTTCAAGTCCTCGAAATCATCCTTCGGAGTAGCGTGAGCCTTGTATATATCCTCGGCATTCAACTTGTGAGGTCTATACTCCTCCCCACTCTCCTCGGCACGTTCCTTCTTCTTGTCTTCCTCATACTTCTTCACCTTCACATCATCCTGCTTGTACTGCTTGTACTCATCAGAGCCGTAGAACCGCTCCAGCATAGAGTAATCGCCATCCACCTTAGCTTGTTTCTTCAACTTGCTCAGGGTATTGGCTGCACGGTCGTGGTTCTCCTTCATATCCCAGAACTCATCACCTTGTTTCTTAGTAACTGGTCTATCATCAGGATTGCTGACGAACTTACTGAATAATGGAATATCAGCCACCTTGATTTCCTTCGGGTCATTGAGTGACTTGGTAAGAACACCGAGCACCTGACTGCCCATGGTGTAAGCACCACCGAGATAAGAAGACAAAACATGGTCAACCACAGCAGGGTTATTCAGATTGTATTTTGGGTCACCGAAAGCATCTATGCTGTTCTGCTGCACATCAGGATAGTCGTTTCCGATTGAGTTAACCATCTTGGATGCACGAACCAGCCAATCAGGAGTTCCCACGTATGCCTTGGTAAAGTTCGGGTCATACTTGTTGTACTCTGTCTCCTTAAATAATGGCTTGCCAGTAAAGTCTACATTGAAAGCCAACTCAAAGACTGGGCGAATAGCATTCGGCATCAGACTGACCGCAATATTTCCGTCATATCCAGTAGGGTCAAGCGGAAGCATATCCACTACCTGACCGAGCAAGTCTTCTGCATACTGGCTCCAACTCTCCTCAGCCACCTCGCCACCCATCATCTTGGATGCAATCATATCTCCTACTCCATAGAAGGCACGGAACTCCTGAGCAAGCGGAATCTTCACGAACTCATGGGAGAATGGGAAATACATGATAAGATTATTTCGTCTATCCCACTTGGTGAACTGCCAGTACTTATCCTTCATACTAATATATTTTTCCTTATCATCATCGCCACCAAAAGCACTAGCAATCACATCACACAGACTCATCAGGGCAGCGTTAACGATAGGAACCAGCACACCACTCGCCAACCACGATGCAGTAACAGCCGTGAACTTGAAAGGATGATGTTTGACAAGCGCACCAAGGGTCTGCAAACTCTGTACTGCTGGGTTGATGAAGAGATAGAGGTTTCTAATCATCTGCCAGCCATATTCGCCAGTTCCCTTGCGGTTGAAGTTCAGGGTCACGTCCTTGGCATCATTCACAGCCTCATCAATAGAACGTCCATACTGAATAGAGGTCATGTAAACTGCAAATCGGTTACTATCCTCGATTGCTCTATTCAGGAACTCGATACCATCCATGATGGTGTGCCCTACCTTCACTGGGTTCGCCTTCCATCTATCCAAATCCTTCAAGTCATTCTTGAATTTCTTCTTCAAGTCTTCCACGTCAAGCGAAGATACAAAGCCAGTCTCACCACCATTCATCATGAAGTCATAGAACATCTGTTCCTTTGGTGTAGCGTTTCCGTTGTTTACCTTATCTCTCAACTTTCCGTTCTGATAGTCTCTCAGCATGAAACCGAGATTCCAAGAGGTAGCAAGATTCTTTCTGAGCAGATAGTTGTATCTGCCATCCTCACGAATAGCGGTAGATGCCAGCGTCATGGTCAGGTCTCGGAAGTAGTTGGAAGGGATGAAGAGAGGTGAAAGACTGGTGTAGGCAGCAGCCATCTTTCTGCCCAACCAAGCAGCAGCCCTATCCAGTTTGCCGCTCTGAATCTCCCTTACTCGGTGTGCTCTAGTATTGTTCATCGCCTGAGCCAACTGCGGGTCACCATTCACATAGATAACATACTCCTCGCCATCCTTCATCACTCTTACCTCATGTTCTCTCTCCTCGCTATGAGTCTGAGGATAGGCAATGTTCAATCCGTCTCTCTTCTGGGTAGCATCGCCAGTCTGAGCCATTTTCTCCATATTCTGCTCGAAAGCATCAATGGCAGCTTTCACCTGATTACTATTCATCTGAGAAGTAATCTGAGGTGTAGCAGGAATCCACTCCTCGTTACCATTGGCATCCGTACTCTTCACGTACCAAGCCTTGCTCAGGGTCAGCAGGGAAGTTGGATGATTCTGAGCCAAGAGCATCAGGTGTTGCTTCACCCAGTTCTTGTTGTTCAGCAGGATTCCACTCTCTGCCATATTCTCGATGTAGGCGATAGGGTCGTCAGCGATAGAGGTTCGTCCATGTGCCTTCTTCAAGGTCTGATTGAAAGCACCCTTGCCGCCACCGATATAGTCCCATACTTGGTCGGCAGTAGTGCCATCCCAGCCACGGAGAGGAATATAATGGCTATACATATCACGCACATACTGATAAGTATCTTTGCTCATCATGCCAGCCTTATAGCCATCACGAAGAATCTTCTTGGTAGCCGCATTCGTTGCATCCCAGAGGTCATGGGTCTCAGCTACATACTTACTCTCAATATCCTTTACCAGTTTGTGGGCAGTTTCCTCGAAGTCTGAGCCATCAAAGAGAGCAGACAAACCTGAGTAATCGTAGGCAATGCCATTCTTGTCGTAGCGATAGTCCATATAAGATGGAGAATATTTCACCCTTAGTGCATTGTCTCTCTGTCTCCAAGTAGTGAAGTCTACTCTGCCAAACTCTAGGTCGCTATCATTCATGATACGGTTCATATCGCCCTTGTAAGCCTTGTATGCCGCACTCCTCTGAGCCACGTCCTCATAGTCAGCTTCCAAAGACTTCTTGAATGCCATCTGAGCATCACGCTCCAAGCCATGCTTAGCCATCATGTAGATACGAACATTATCATAGCTATCGCCCAGTACCTTCTTCATCTGATGATAAGCCTTTCTCAATGGCTGCAAGAACTCATTGTTGTACTCCTCAAACTCGTTCTTGCCTTTGCCATGGCTGCGGTTCTCGGCAGTATAGGCATCCTCAGCCATATTCAGACGGTCAACACCCACTTCCTTCATGATAGCTTCCTGAGCCTTGCGGATAGCCAGCATACTATCTTGGAAGGCGATACGTTTGAGTACAGAGCCACGCTGCAACTCTCGGTTGAACTCTCCAAGGGCAGTATCATTACTCAGAAGATGCTGCTCGTAGGTTGGAGCAGTCTTCCACAGAGCCATCTGCTTGCGGTACTCGTCCACTCTCCTCAGGAAGTCAACGGCACTCTCGCCAGCGTTACGTTGTGGGATGGTTGGTCGCTGGGCATCCTTTGGCAGATTATTATCCTTCTTCCACTGGTTCAGGTCATGCTCAAACTGGTCATAGCGCAAGGAGAATCGGGTATTCCCAACAATATTGGCATTGTTCTCATCGAATATCACGTAGTTGTAATCGCCTTCCTCAGCACCACCATAAATCATGCCAGCAGGGTACTTGATGCCGACAAAACCTATTTCACTCAAAGCCCTTGACGCTAATTCTGCACCATACGAAGGTCTTTCACGGTCAAAGAAGTCCTCCAAAGCGTGATAAAGTTCTTCACCTTTCAATGTAGGAAGATTCTGCATACCTTTCTCAGGAGAGTCAAGTTTCATTTGGATGATACGCTCAATCCTATCTTTGTCATATCTCGCTCCACCATCATTGAAATACTCGGTATCACTAAAACCATGATGGGTAATTTCCCATAGTCTGTACCATTTTTCCAATGGGAAGTTTTGAGAATCATCCCATCCAAGGTAGTTTTCACCATTATCATCAGGAATATCTACATCATAACGGCTGGCATTTCCCTGAGTCAAATAGTCCTCATCAAGGGAGTCAATCCACTTCAAACCTTCCTTATACTCTGCAAGTCTATCCTTCAAGTTCTGTTCATACTCAGTTCCCTTCTCTCTATCCTTTAAGTTTTCAAGGGTACGCTGAATGTCTTTGGCATCAGCACCGACACGTTTCTTGGCAAACTCCTTGGAACTTGCCACACTACCGCCAGTAGCCACATCGTTCACCATTTCCCCAAAGACTCTTCTCTTGAAAATATCGCCCTTAACCCCATCAGGGTAGCGCATATTCTTATAGAGGTCAGCCATCTTTCTCCGCTTGGCTCTCTGGGCATACTCACGTCCAATCTTGCTAGAGTTTGTAACATATACTCCATGTCCAAATGTTTCACTTCCCTCGCCTTCCAAGGCATGAGATAAATCGAACTTGTCAAACTTAGCACCAGTACCATGATAGGTACGGATGCTAAACTTAGGGTCAGAGCCAGTAAGCAGAGGAGCAATCACATGTTCAGTCAACTGGGTAGGGATTCCGTTACCGATGATGGTATGGCTCAGGTTCTCGGAGAATGGCATCTTGTAATCATCGCTCACTCCTGATACTCTAGCGAGCACTCTACCCAAGGCACGATATACCTTACCATCAGGCATCACAATCACGTCACCGCTCTTTGTTCTGAGTGTTGGAAGGAGTTCGTCAGCAAAGGCATAAGGAATCTTGCCATCAGCATAAGCACTACCCATCACATATAATGGCTTGTCAATGTTTCGCCAGTCAATACCATCAGCCTTCAAGCGAATATCCATCCAAGGAGCCACACCATTCTTCTTCTCGGTCAGGGTCGGGATAATATCAGCCACAGCTTCATACCATCCGCTCTTGTGTGCCATCTTCTTTGGCTTTTCAGGGAGTTTGCCATCACGAACCGCACGGACAATCAATCTCTCTCGGTTGGTGTAGCCGCCATAGTCCGCAGCGTTATACACATCTGCATCCCAAGTATAGCCATTGGCATCCAGAGCATCGGTAATAGTCTTCATGGCATCTGAATCCTTATATCCCTTCACGTTCTCAATGGTCACCACCTTTGGCTTGATAGCATTGATGAACTCGGCAGTACTAGCAGCAGTCTCCTTGTCAAGTTCCACCTCAGCATGGTTACTCTTCGCCTGAGAGTAGTTCTTGCAGACTGGGCTGGCATGGAAGTACTCCACCTCGCCATCTATCTGCTTAACCAACTCCTTAGGGTCAACATCACGAACATCAGCAGTAACGATGTGCTGACCGAAGTTATTGCGATATACACCGCTTATTTTCTCATCATACTCAACTGCCACAACTGGGTCGATGATACCCTTCAAGCCTTCCTCAACAAGACCGCCACCACTGAAATAGGTTCCTGCCTTAATGAGAGTGCCATCAAGGTTCTTCAAGGAGAACTTAGGGTCACGCTCTATAGCTTCTGCAATATGTATAGCCTTCTTGTTGGCTTGTTTCCATCCCTTAGGTTTCGCCAGCATAGATTTCAGAGAGAAACGAATATCATTGTTGTCGGCAGAGAAATCACCATTGTTATTCTCGGCAGACTTGATTTGGTTGGCATCCAGAGCACAATAGGAAATCTTGGTAGGCTCATAGCTATCATCCACCTCTTCAACAAAGATGGCTCCATCATAGCCTTTCTCCTTAATCTTGTCAGCCATGCCCTCTTCATCCATGATACCCCAAAGATTGTCCTGAGTGTCCATGCCCACCATGTACTCCCAGCCAGTCACATCTTCGTAGATTCTATCATAGTCTTCGCCAGTCAAATCCATCGGTCTTCGGATATTCAGGAAACAAGGAACCACGTTAGCCTTGCCGCCACGATGTCTAGACGAATTGGATGCAAACTCCTCAGCCAAGCCCTTATCAGTAGAGAAGAAGAATCCTTCTGCCTTCACCTTGTCTTCAAGCCCCATGATAAAGCGGACACCTTCCTTCTTCTCAAAGGTATTGAACTCAGCACTTCTGCCATGCCAAACCACCATAGGTTCGCCATTTTCATCCACCACCTTGGAAGCATTCTCAGGGTCATTCTCCCAATCACCGAACCAGTTCTTAAAGTTGGCAGTACGGACGGTTGCCCATTGTTCTGCATCCAGTTTGGTCTTCTCACCATTAGGAGCCGTCATATAGGTTCCATTTGCCTTGGCATCTGCCACAATCTTCTCCTTCTCTGCTTTCAGAGAGAACCGGATATTATCGCTACTATTGATAGCATCCATAGTAACCTTCTGTCTGTCCTCTGCATTTCCACGCTCATAGCTGCTCACATCAATGCCAGCCATCTTCAAGGCATCTACCACATCGCTTGGAGTATCGTTTGGAACAATAGCCTTCTCAAACTCGTCAAGACCATAAGGACGCATAAACTTGGTCTCAAAGTAAATAGAAGGCTTATCATTCTTGACAGCTTCAATAAGTTCATTCAATTTGTTGATGTCCTCGTCTGTCAAGTCCACACCATACTCTTCCTTGGCATATTTCTTTGGATTCTTCTGTGTGGCAACCTCTTCCAATCTGTCCATGCCATAGCTTTCAAATGGTTCTGCATCAGGTTGCATCTTATCAGCCAACTCATCATAGACTGGTTGCCATTTTTCTTGAAACTTCTCAACATCTTCATAGTTGCCAGTCAAATTGCCCTTCTTCTTGCGGATTTGGTCAAGAGTCCCCATAGGTTTCAATATGGATGCTACGAAATGACTGAAAGAAGCCGAACCAACGGAAGCATTCTTGCCATCTTGTTTCATTACCTTCACGGCATTCTCCACAGTGTTAGGCAGATACTTACGATTGCCATCTGGCTTATATCCAGCAAAGATAACCTCCTCCACATTATAGCGGTCATTGAGTTTTTCTTTCCATGAATCGAAGTCTTCCTTCATGCCTTTGTCCTGAATGTATTGTTGTGCAGCTTTCATCGTTGCATTCTCATCCACCTTACCAGAAGTCTCAGCATCACGCAGTATGCCATCAACGAAACGAGACAAAGCCCCATAGTCATAGCCATGTTCCTTCATCCAATCAACATCAAGTTGTTTGTTCTTGGCAATATTAGAGTTTGGTCTTTTCTTGATAAACTCCTCGTCTTTCTTAATGAATTTCTTGATGTCATTGTCAAACTCTTCCTTATTGCCATCATACACCTCACGAATAAACAAGTCAAGGAGTTTCTCCTTTTGCTCATCCGTAGTATTATAGATGCCATTTAATTTTCCCAAGATACCCTTCACCTCATCATGAAGTTCCTTTGGATATTTGCCTTCAACATGAACCAACTCAGGAGTTTTTCCTTTCTCTTGCAAGTAAAGATAAGCCAATCCGTTTGCTTCACGACCATCCATGAAGCTATTGATGGCATTTCTTGTGAGAGGTTGCATTTCCTTTGGAACGGATTCTATGTCGTCGTAAGCGACATCACCACCATTGCCACCAAACTTCTTTTCTACTGGAGGATAAATAGGAGTCCATGCATCTGCGGCATAAGTGCCGATATTCTTGCCTGTTCTCTTGGCAATTTTTTCTGCCTTCGGTATCAATGTAATCTCTCCATAGCCAGAATATATTCCATTCTTTGAGTCAATCACACCCATGGAAGGTGCGGCAAAGCCACCTTGCTTGATAGCCTTGCGAAGCTTATCAAGACTGATGTTGTGCATACCAAACATGGTTTTTTCGTCCTTCAATGAAAACTTTTCGCCATTTTCCTTGGCAGTTTCAGAAGAATTGTCTATCTTTGCAGCAGAACCTTCGGTTTGGGAGAGAGCGGTGTCACCTTCCAACGAAGTAGCGGCAGTGTCTGTCCTCTTGTCGCTTGCCGAAGTTTCCTTTTTAAATGCAGTCAACAACCAAGATTTTCTTTCTCCATCCCAAGTAAGACGAACACCAGCCTTATGGGTTTCACTTTCCAAGTTTACACGATTCTTACTGCTTGAAACTACACGCATATCATTCAAAATCTCCTGCAAATTATCAAGAACCTCAGGATGATACTTCACAAGTTTAGAAAGACCATAGCCATCACTATGTCCAGTTCCTTCTTTGCCCCAAACCAAATCAATATCACCAATATCCTTATGATGAAGAGCACCAACAGCTTCTCCACCACGAACCTTCTTCAAGAACTCTATAGCAGCTTTAGCTTTACCACGGAACTGATTGTATATGTTTCCAAAAGCACCAACACCAACTGGCTTGATTTCAGCAGCCACACCTTTAGTGTTGCTCATGCCATCAATGAGGTTATCAACCATACCATAGCTATCAGCTACCGCCTTCTTCAAAGCAGTAGGAACCTCGGCAGGAACATCTTCCTTTCTTCTCATTCGTCTTACCACATAATCTATAGCTTGGGCAGCATCAGAAGTAAAGATGCCAGTCTTGTAGTTGTATGACTGGGCATTGTTCATACCATAACCAACATCATGTGTCTCATGTGGGAGATTCTGCAATTCGGTCAGCACCTCTATCGCCTTGGCATTGTCGGCAATATCCTTCATGTTGCCAATGGCAGCACTAACAATCTGGTCAACCTCTTCATCAAGCAAGCCCTGCTTGGTAGCCGAAGACTTCACCTCATTGTCCGAGATACTAGGATATACCTCAGTAGGATGAGCCACACGACCATCAGGCAAAGTGATATAGTATCTTAGTGGACGATTTGTAATATCGCTCACAACATAGCTATCAGCAGTAGGCTCATACACTCTCTTTTCCTTGCCGCCAGCAGTCTCTTCGATGTGATAAGGAACACCATTCACCTTATAGGCATCCTTCAATGTAGAAAGAACTTCCTTCTTCTCTTCATCGCTGAGTTTCTTGCCAGCTTCAAAGCGGACTGGTTTTGACTTCAACGAGAACTTTACTTTAGCATAGTCTGCAAATGGCTTTAGCTTACGATTGCTCGTATCAAGCCACTTGTCGAACTCATCCTTACTTACTCCAGTAATATTTCCAAGACCTTGCCACCCATCGCTATAGTTGGCGAGATAAGCCTTTTCTGCATCATCCATGGAGTCATATCCGTACATCACCTTATGCTCGTCAAACGAGCCATCAGGATTCACTTGGTCAACGACAAACACATCACCATCCCAATTATCAAGGTCTGCCTTGTCATTGATGAACATATCCAGATGGTCTCCATCCTTACCAAACTTACCACGGATATAGCCATAGGTATCGTGCATGGTTACTTTCCACTCCTTGCCATCGGCATCCTTACCTGAGCGAGTTGAACCCTTCGGATTTTCTATAGTGTAATCGTAGCCACCGAACTTGATGTGTCCTTTCTTATAGTTGCCGCTCTCCTTCTGTGCGTCATATGGATTGGTTTCCGTTTCTTCAATAGCAGACTTCAAACGGAGAGAGAACTTGGTGTGCTCTGTGATTTTCATATCCTCAGGCTTGAAGATAACATAGTTGGTATCATCTTCCTCAGCACCACCCATGATGGTTCCAGCAGGATATTTGATACCAGTATATCCGAGCGAAGAAAGAATTTTACTTGCCAACTTATCGCCAACAGCAACAGACAAAGCGTTGTAAGCATCGCCATTACTCTTTCTACGTTCCAACTCAAACAGAGCATCATCAATAAGAGACTTCTCGAATGATTCATCTGTTCCGTTCTCCTCATAGAAATTCTTCTCAGCCTCTTTGTACTCAGGCATTTCCTTCAACTCAGAAGGGAGTCCATTTGCCAACACACTCTTAATCTGTTCTTTAAACTCAGGGGTAGCATCTTCGTAGAACTCAATATAGTTACTGCCATTATTATCAGGAATATCCACCTCATAGAGATTGCGATTTGTGGTTGGGTTTGGGTTGAACCAATCTTCTGGTTTAGTTGATACAAACCAATCATATTCTTCTTTCTTTGATATGTTTGATTTATCATTGTCTGAATTTTCAAGCAAGGTGTTTTTGACATAATTATAGTCTCTAATTCCACCATCAAACAATGTTGCAATCAAATCAGTGAAAGTTTTTTTGTTTTTGCCTACATATTCTACATCTTTGTCTGGGTCATATTTGATACTAGCATAGTCCTTACCTATCTTCTTTGAAGAGGTAACGTAGCCACCCCAACCGAATGCTTGGGAGCCAGCCCCCTCGCCCATGTGGTCGAAGTCAAACTCAGTGAAGTCAGCACCGCTACCATGATATACCTTTAACGAGAACTTAGGAGCATCAGCTATCTCATGATTGATGCTGTTCACAACATCATCAGTAACAATATCGCCCTCCTGAATCTGCTGAGGTTCACGACCAGCCTTGCTTACCAAGTCAGCTTGCTCTGCTCTGGTCAAGATACGGTTCACCTTCATCGCACCAGTAATCACCCAAGGGTCAGTCTCAGGGTTCGGGTTGGTACGATACATATAATAGCCATCAGTAGGCAAATGTTTCAAACCAGCCAATGAATGCTGATACTTGCCCGATGGATTGATACCCTCTTGGCGAGCTTCCTCCTGATAATCTACATCAGCAGCATACTCCACCTCAGCGAAGACGAAGTTCTTAGGGAAGAGAGTCTTGTTTCCATCAGCATCCTTGCGGTTGAACTGGATAGCATAAGGCACAACACCAAGATGCCAGCCTGGTCTATAGGCTAGCTTACCGCTACCGCCTTGTGTTCCCTTGCCGCCCTGCTTAACCTGAGGTCTGCCAGTCTTGCTTTCTCCTGCTATAGGAGCCGCATCAGCATCGAGCCACACACCGACTGGGGTAGCAGCACCATCAGGGTTCGCTACCATTGGTGGATAGAGTTTGCCATCCTTCAATACGAACACCTTGTAGCCGATACCCTTCTTCTTAGGCTCAGGCTTTTGACGGAGAGAGAATGAAACATCTTCACCAGTCTCAGAGTTCGTCACCTGACCATTGGCAGTCTTCACATAGGCTTGTTCGATGGAGCGGATGATGCTCTTGGTTACATCGCTATACTCAGTACCAAAGAATGCCAACTTAATCTTCTGCAATATCTCATGGATAGCAGCGAGCAGAGGATGAGACATCTTCATAGCGAGAGTGTAAGCAAGGTTCAAGTCACGAATCATTTCACCTACCGAATCAGCAACAACCTCCTCAGCATAGTAATCTCTAGCACGTCCAGAGAATCCAGCATCAGAATATCTCTGCATTGTCTCATCTACCGCCTTGTCGAAGGCATCAGAGCCATAGGTATCAAGCACAAGCTGAGTCAACTCATTGTATGCAGCAGGGTTCAGGTTCTTGATTTGATGGGTCATTTCGTGACCGAAGATAAACTGAGCACCTTCCGTGATAGAAGAGTCAAGAGTGATGAAGATGGTACGATGCACGTTGCCATCGGCATCCGTAGTTTCCTGAATCCAGCCGTTGCCCAACTTGTCTGAGTACTGCCATTGAATATTAGCACCCATCATCTTAGCCAGTCTCTCGAAAGCCTTGCGAGTCTTCTCGCCCACGATATTGTCAACGACCTTCATATCATTCACCTTATTCTTCTCTACGTCAGCAGCACGCTCGGCAGTTGTCTGCTGCTTGCCATTCTCCTTAGCAGAGAAAGGAAGGTCAGATTCATCACGCTCTGCGCCTAAAGGTGCTTCATCAGTAGCATTCTCAGGAACATTTATATTATCATTTATTTTGTCATTTGTCTTCTCATTATCCAAATCATTATCCAAATCATTAGATTCATTAGACGATTCATTATCCAACTTCGCCTCTGACTTCGCCTTCAACTCAGCCTTTTCATCCGACTTCGCCTTCAACTCGGCCTCTGGCTCAGCCTTGTGCTGCTCAGCATAGGCTGCATTCTCCTGAGCACGTTTCTGCTCTTCAAGTATGTTCTCTGCCTGAGCAATGCGAATATTTTCAACAAAGTTCCTAGCTTCCGATGCCTTGAAACCGCTATTGAGTACACCGATAAGTGCGTTACGAATATCCTGAGTGTCGAGTGATTCAAGGTTGGATGGACGATTCTCCCACAAGCTATGAACGAGTGCATCAATAGTGGTTCCCTTGCCATCAGCAGCGAGCAACTGAGTTTTGGCAAAGTCTTCTCTGCTCAATCCAGTCTCCTGCTTAACACCCTTGCTTGTCTCTGTACCCTCATAGTTAAGAGAGTGAGCACCGAGGTTGCTAGCCACATACTCCTCAGCAGTAAGCGGAGTTGTATCAGTAACGTCAATGCCAGTACCATCATACAGACGATGAAGGAGAGAACCGATAGTTTCTCTATAGAGTTGTGATACAGCCTCAGCATCATCTTTCACCGCACTCTTCAAGCGAGCGAACTTTCTTCTTGCCTTCTCAATGAGTTCCTTTCTACCCTCAGCAGTATCTTCCACCTTGGCAAGTTGTCGCTCATTATAAGCATCACGAATAGCGATAGCAGAGTCATAAGCCGCCTGAGCATCAGCAATCGCCTTCTCCTTGGCATCCTTTGCAGCCTTCTGTTCCACGAAAGTCTTACCCTTCACGGTCATGTTGCTAGCCTTGTCGAGTGCCTTCTTTGCATCAGACACATATCCAGATACGATACTATCTGCATCATCACCGAACTGAGTATCATACAACTCAGCAGTCTGTGCGGCAGTCAGCTTCGAGAAGTCAGGGTTGCCATCCTCCAGCATAGGAACAATGGTTCCATCTTCAAGGGTCATGGCAGGAGTCTGCTCAGGAGCAGGAGTATTCTCCTCGGCATTTGATTCCGATTGATTATTCTCCTCATTAACGATATTGGTATTCTCATCCAAAGGTGGAAGCTCACGATGATTGTTGATATAATCAAATGATGCAGACCATTTTTTACCATCCTTATCTTCAAGGATGATACTGCCCTGCTCATCAATACCGAAAACTTTTGATTGAGTGTTTTCCTTTGGTCTTCCGAAACCATCGCCACTCATCCATATCTCACTACCTTTAGGCAAACCGAGATTTGCAAGCTGAGAATCCTCATCAGATTCTTCTCCACTATTATCCTCTATCATTGAGGATTCAGGCATAGCTTGCTTGTATTCATCGAGCGACATAGAAGAGATAGTTGCCACATCTTCTTTGTTCACAGCATGAGGAACGAGAGTGCCATCACTCTTCAACTCCACTACCTTAGCCTTGGCACCAGCATCACGAATGAGGAATAATCTAGAGTCAGGGTATTTGGTATTACCATCCTTGTCGAGCACATCAACGAGCACCACGTTTCCATTATCATTAAGTATCTGATTGAAATCAAATGAAGGTTGAGTCTCTTCTGTCTCCTGAGTCTGCTGGGCAGCACGTTCTTTCTCCATCTGTTCACGCTCAGCCTTGGCAGCTTCCTGTCTCTTCTGGTCTTCCAAGTCTTTCATCTGCTGCAAGTCTGCAAGCGAATAAGGATTCTCCACCACGTTACCATCTATAGAGATAGCAGCAGTACCATCACCATAGTCAGCCAACACCTCATAGGTATGTTCAGTACCATCAGTATCAGTCACATTGAACTGGGAGCCAACTTCAACGGTTCCATCAATGATGCCAGCCACTTCTTTGATAGCATTCTCTTTAGCATCAGCTACCGCCTGAGCCTTCACATCATCAGCAGGGAATTCTTCGCCTAGTTCAGCAAACATCAACGCATCAGCATGTTCTACACTATTCGTTGTCGGGTCATAGTATAGAATCATATCATCGCTATTGCTTACATCAATGGAGCCATCATCATGAGTAGCAATATTACCACTGATAATATAAACACCATAGTCTTCCAAGCCACCTGATGCTTTGATAGTAGCGTTACGGACAGAGCCACGACTCTGGTCTGTGTACATATCAACTCTCTGTTCTGCCTGATGTGCAGCGAGGTCAACCTTATCTTGTGCATCATCAACCACACCTTGGTATCGGGCAGAAGACAACTGGTAGTCATAGATAGCTTGGTCAAGTTTATCATCCTGCCCAGTCAGGGATTCCAATTCCTCATCACTCATGGCAGATAGCTGCTGTTCAGAGATACCCAATGCTGCTGCAAGAGTCTTCATCTGGTCTTCCTGCTGAATCTGAATATCATGCTTATCTGCATCATCAGCATCATGCCCCTCAGAATAAGCGTTGTCAATATCTGCCTGATGCTGCTCCTCAGGAGTTGTTGGCTCATTAGTAATCTCTCTTGCATTCATTTCAGCAGTCTTGGCAATATTGTAGCCACGCATCTTCATCAGGTTGACACCATAGTTAACAGCAGCATTAATCTGCTCCTTGGTCATGGTATCTCTCTGTCTGAGAACATCAGCCAGCACACTACCCATCTGCTCATTGGTAGCGTTGTCAATCTTATCCTTGATGTCAGCCCAGTTATCGCCCATCAGGTTCTGTGCATCACTATCAGCCACGTTCACCTTATTGCGGAATCGGTAGTACTGAGCACGATTGTACACACCTTTGACTGGTCTGGAGCCAGCACCCATCGCATACATAGAGCCAACAGAGATAGCCATACCACCGATGATGTCGAGTTGCTGCTTAGCATCAAGAAGGTCGCTAACCTTACCTTCACCATCCAGCAGGGCATGAAGAGGAATACCAATTTCCTCCTCCATCACTTCCTCAGCGAAACCATTGATACCGAACTTCTCCATCCACTTCTTGGAATTGGTGTACCAGCCACTCTTGCCGATATTCTTGAAGAACTCAGCAGAAGCATTCATACCATGTTTCTCCATGAAGTTGACAGCACCCTTCTTGATACCATAGTTGTGACCGAAGAGTTTTTCAGTATAGTTCTCTACCATAGCAGAGGTCATACCCTTATAGAGAGCAGTACCAATAGACTCACCACCCTCATGCAGGAGATTTCCGTTCTCATCGAAAGTGCCAAACTTATAATCACCCTTCTCATCCTGATACAGATTACCAAGATGTCGCTGCATGATGTCAGCACCAGTCTTCAACGCTTGCTCAGTTCCAGCCATCGCATACGAGCCGATAACATCGCCAGCCACGATACCAGTATTCTTCAAGATTGCAGCACCCACCTTGCCCATGCCACGTTTAGCAGCAAATTTCAAGGCTCCACGACTGATGCCCTTGGTAATACCACCATAACCGCCAGTCAGGAAGAAGTCAGCCATAAATGGGAGAGACTGCCCTGCAATCTTCGTCCAGCGATAGACGTTACCCATCTTCTCATCTTCGAGAGCCGTAGCAGCATCCGCACCAAGTTTACTCTTCAGGAGCATCTTATCAGAACCAGAGAGAGGAATATTGTTATCCATCTTTGTCTTGATACGTTCCATCTGCCCCATGATAGCGAAGTCAGTCAGACCGAAATCCCATGTTTTTGCAGTAAATGCAGTATTGTCAAGAGCCTTCAAGGCATCCTCCCACAAGCTACTTGTAGGATATTGTTTCACCGCTTCCAGCGCACCAATCTGCTGCTTAACCAGAGCGAGAGAAGTTGCCAACTTATTTCTATAGTCACTCTGCTCAGCGGTTCTTCCGTTACTTGCACCGATACTAGCACCATAAGAAAGCAAAGGATTTCCGTGTTGGCGATTATCCTCAGCGATAAGAGCCTCAATCTCCTTCTTTCGGGCATAGGCATCAGCCAGTTTCTTGTCAAACTGCTTTTGAGCACCCTCCTCAGTAAGGTATGTTCCATTCTTGCCGATGTTCTCCTGCAAGTCATAGTTACCATTCTTGTCACGAACATCAAAGGCAGATGGTATCTCGCCAGTATCTACCGCTTGCTGATAAGCGTTATTCTGCTCGTCAAGGATAGCTTGTTTCTGCTCAGCATCATTCTGAGAATAAACATTCTCATTGTCTGAGGTAACGTATGCCCCAGCCTTGCCAGTCTCAGGATTGTAAGCGAAATCATCCTTCACAACATTGTTAGCATCACCACCATAAGGAGTCTGATGTGTACCCAAGTTCACACGACCGAAATCCTTCTGCTGTTTCTGCTTGCGTTGTTTCAGTCTATTGTATCTGCCAGCATTGTTCATTGTATGCTGAGCACTAGCCGAGATAGCTGCTGCTCCAGCCGAGAAACGAGCACGGTCAGCAGCACTCATAGGAACACTACCGCCCTTCGCTCTAGATGAAGTCTTACTACGAGGTTCAAAGAGTGCAGAGAAAAAACGCTCATAAGTAGATGGAACATCAAAGTTCTGAGCCTTCAAGTTCTCATAGATAGCGTGTCTGTTGTCAGCACCGCCCTTTCCGTCTCTTGTCAGAGCACTCTCAAACTTATTGTAATCATCAGGCACATCATAGTTCTGTGCTTTCAGATTCTTGTATAAAGTGTATAATGGTCTTTCTGCCATGATATATATATTTGTTTGTTACCAAATTCTTGTTACCAATTCTGTTACCACTTTACGCCAGTCTTCTTCTTGCCACCAGCCGAAGAACCGCCAGCCTTATGTGTTGTATGCTTGCCGCCACCAGATGATTTACCACCTCCAGCAGAACTACTTCTTCCTTTCAATCTATCCATGATGTATCTCACGTTAGTCTGAGTAACATTCTTGATTCTCAACTTTCTTTTAAGTTCATTAATCTTCTTCTGCCCCTCAGGAGTGTCCATCAGGTCGTAATACTCATACCAATAACCAGCAGTAGTTTGGTTACCGCCAGAAGATTTCTGAGCCTTATTAGAAATTCGTCCTTCTCGTAGTCTAGCAAGTGCATCCTGAGCAGCCCAATGGCTAATCTGACCATCAGCAAGCATCTTCTTAATCTTCAACTGATTATCCTTATACTCGGCATCATTGGTATATTTCAACTCACTAAGGTCAAGTCTTCTGTTTCCTTGGTCAATTCTCTGCTGCCCTTGGTCAGCCTTCACCTTGTTGATTTCGTTCTGCATATCGTGATACCTCATCTGCTCAGCAAGAGTCAGGTTATTCTTCCGAGCTTCCTCATCAAGAGCAAGTGCCCTCTGATACCCAGCCAACCATGATGCCCGATTCTTCTCTCTCTGAGCATCCATATATGCCTTGCGTTTATTCACCGCCTTAGTCATATCCGACTCAGGATTGTGTACCACCTTGGCACCATTGGTAGCGAAGTAGATATTGGATAGCGCACGGAGACCATCACCCAGAGCAGCGATACGAGCCTTGGTACGCTCCTTCTTCTCTCTGTTCGCCCTCTGCTCAGCAGTCTCATTCAGTTCAGGATTCAGTATCTTATACATATCCGCATAAGACAACTGCTTAGGCTGAGGTTTAGACTCCTCCTTCTTCACAATAGGGACAGAAGGTTTATCCTCCTCATCATTAGGAGCACCCTGATTTACATCTACCCCATTGGCGATGGCTTGTTGAGTAGCGATAGTCTTCTCTCTAGCCGCCTTCATCGTAGGTGTTTCATTCTGAGGAGTAGCAGCATTCATCTGGTCAACCTTCTTGCCAGCCGCATCAAGTTGCTGCTGGGTGAAGACTGGAGCCTGAGTCTGTGCCACCTTCTGTGCGGCATCCACACCACTCTGCTGCTTGTTGACAACACTCTGTGTAGTCTTCAAGCCATTATTGTTTCGTAACATATCTGATGCTTTCATAGGCTTATGCTTTAATCTTTTGAAGTTTAGCACCAAGACTATTCAGTTCACCCTCAGAAGGAAGAGAAGTAGCCTTCGCCTTTAAGCCGAGAACATCATTGGAGTCCTTGGCAATACCATCCAACTGCTCCTGAGTAACATTCATATTGGGAGCCTTCTTTGCTCCAGCACCACTATCAATAGTTGCAGCGATGTTGGCAGCAGTACCAGCCACACCAGCCACCGCATTGGCAGTATCAGCAGCCTTCTCAGCATCAATACCCATCTGCTGGTTCTGCAACTGGTTCTTTCTGTTCATATACTGCTGCTCGATGTTATCCTTTCGGGCATCATTGGCAGCTACAATCTGTGAGGTTGTATCGGCAAGAGTCTTATTGTTGGCCTCCTTCACCGCAGTAGTGGAATCTTCCGTACCGCCCATCACCGACTGCCTTCCCTTGGCAGCCTTATTTCTGTTCTTAATCTGCTCCTGCATCTGTGTGAGCAAGCGAACCGTATCAGCACGCTTTGTCGGGTCGGCATTGTATGTTCGGTCATACCATGCCTGATTTTCTCTCTGTTGCTGGGCAATCATCTGCTCCTGCTTTTTTCTCGCCTTGCGGTTAGCTATACCGCCAGCAATACTGCTTGCAAGCCCAAGCCCAGCACCTATTAATGCACCTATCATATATATGAAATTTTAATTATTAATAATGGTACAAAGATACTGATACCATCCGAGAATCTTATTTTATCCGTTTATTTAGGTAAGTAAGTTAACGGATAAAGTTTCCGTTTGCCAACAAATTACTATCTTTGCACCAAAATAGTTAAGACAATGGCAGCAGATAGAAATACAAAAGGTCAGTTCGAGAAAGGTCGAGCAAAGACTGGAGGAAAGCAGAAAGGGTACGAGTCTCCTATCACAAAGGAGTTTCGTGAGCTGTGTGCCGACTTTTCTAGAGAGGCTTGGGAAGACTTCATGGCAGCTTGGTATAAGTGTGAGCCAAAGGATAAGGTATCAACTTTCATCAAGATACTGGAGTTTAATTGCCCTAAGCTACAGACCGTAACTCTTGACGATAAGCGTGAGGTTCACAATGCCCTCACCGAGAAGTTGAGACAGATGTCAGAAGAGGAAGGATAAAATAGATTACTTCATAAATTTGTAAATTAAAATTATTTTTTTCATAGGTTTTTGGTTTATAGGTTTTAAGATTGTTAGGATAATAAAATAGGGAATGCGTGAGCACTCCCTATTCTTTTATTCACTATCAGCGACCGCCTCTCGCCCTTCTATCCCCAGCCATATCCGTCTTGGAACCACGATTCACCGATAATGGCTTATACCTAATTCCTGATTTCGTGTGTGAAGCATCCATGCCCTTGCGAGAAGCTGCCCCATACTTCTTGTCGTGAGCAGCATTTTGACGAGCCAACTCCCTACGCTTAGCCTTCTGAGCAGGAGAAGACTCGAACTTAGTATCGTAGGCAGCCTTCCGTGCCCTAGCTGCTGGGTTCGTTCTGTAGTATTCAGCAGATTTACTTAGCATAACTTTTCTTCAACTCAGATGCCTTATCTTCAACTATCTCCCAATCCTCAGCAAAAACATCTGATACAGATGGAACCCAAGAATCAGCACGACCATCAGGATTGATAATCAACATCTGATTGGTATAATCAATGTGCGCATTCTCACGACTCAGCAGAATGTTCTTAGCAGACTGAGGCAGCGACTGCATATTAGTGATGATGCCGCCTTCAATATGTGAAGGAATCTGTTTGACAACAAACATACCTTTGCCATTCCATCCCTTGCGTCTTACCGCAAGACCAGACTTCAATGCCTCAATAACCTTGCCAAAATCCATTTCGCCAAGTTTACGATAAGCAGCATCAAACACTCTCTTAGGAGACCATGAACGATAACCATCATTATAGACTACAAGATAACCATCTTCCTCAACGGTTGCTGGCTTAATTTCTCTACCAAGCACAATCTGTGCATCTGTCATAGTCATAGGCTTTGCCTGAACTACTTTTGTGCCAATATACTTTGGCATTCTACATAAATTTTCAACCATAATTAAACTATTTAAAATTAATATATCTATCTCCAATAAAGTTCACGATGTTCCTTCTTCAACAAATCCCCAGTTCTGCACCACCAGTCATTCGGACTCGCTTTAAGATACTCTTGAAAAATTGGGCAGTTCTGTTCATGAGTAAGAATAGGATGAGAGGTAGGCTTGAACTGATGCACACACAGCAAGTCTGCATGATTGCCGCCATATATTCTTGGTGGCATAACATCTTTCGCCTGATGCCACACCTTGTTGAGGTCAATGAGGTAAACCCCATCCAGTTCCTTCAAGACATTACCAATCTTACCAAGCACACGATTCAGGGTTTCTGCCCTATCCGTTCCACCCTTAGCAATCAACCACTGGGCATCACTCAGGGCACTTCTAATCTGCATATCAAGTTCCATAAGCCAAAATTTTAATTATTAACTTCGTTCAATATCTTAATCACTCTGCTAAACATAGAGCCAGTCCAGCTATCATCCCCATTATGATGCAGATGAATATAGTCATACACCGCCCTATAGAAGGTATCGGAAGTATAACGCAAGCCGTAGTCTTCCGTCTGAAACTCATCCTTGGCGGTCAACTCATCACACTCCAGATGCCGCTTATGAGCTTCCATCTTGCCATCTACCTTCAAGACCTCATACCCATACTCCTCACCCTTATGAATAGGGCAAAGGCACAACTCACATACATGCTGCTTGCGAGCAGTTCTGACCTGACAACTGATTGACTCAATCTTCATACATAGACTTCTTTTCTTCAAGACAATAATCAAAACATTCCGTTACCAAAACGTTAATACCATTACAGAAATTGTCATTTGCATAAATATCACGTACTTTAAAGATGGAGTTTGCAGGAACCGTTTTAAAATACTCGTCCAATTTTGCTATAACGATTTTCTTAAAACGGTTTACATTATAATGAACAACCCGACACCCTTCCACAAAACCATGATTGTAGCTTGTCTTCATTAATTTTTCAGATGAAACATCTATCTTTTTAAAATTCGAGTTCAATTTGGAGTATTTAGCTTCAAGTTCCTTATACTCAGCATATCTATAATCACAGCCATCCTTATAAGCTATATCCTTGATTTCTTGTATAGTCTTTTCGTTCAGGTTTGCTTTAGCCAGCAACTCCTGATACTTGTCGTAGCCAATAATGACTTTTGCTTTTTCTTCATTTTCCATAAGCGATTTTTTATTTTTTGTTGCCTACTAATTACTTAATCATCCAAATATAATTATTAAAAATTAAAATGGATAGATTTTTGATTCCTTTGGATTCTAGGTTCCCCTTAACGCACACGTATGTGAGCGAATCAGAAAACCTAAGATTTCATGGATGAGTTCCGTCAACCCCCATCATCTGGTCACTTGATAATTCTACATCAGTTAACCTAAGCAGCATAAGGAGTAGATTCCCCTCCGCTCGTCTTCTGCTATTAGTTCCTACGATTTGCCATGCGGTCTTCCTTGCAATTTATAGACTCGATGAATCGGAAGGTATCTAGCCCATAGTCTTCCATCTTGTCTTGTCTCAAACTCAGGGGAATAAAAAAGAACCCCCGAGTGTTGGTTACGGACAACGACTCAGAGGTTCATATCTTGTAGGCTTGCGCCTTGAAAGGAGGACTACTTTAGTCTGTCAACCGTAACATTGACGATGCAAAGATAGAAGCTTTTTCTGAAACTACCAAATGTGAAAAAATATGTAATTCGTTAATCTGTAAGATATTCAGATTTTAGGTATACGCTTGGTATGCAGTAGACATACAAATGGTTACAAGGTTAAAGTAGGTTAAAGTATATTTGGCATTCAAGTTTATTTTGTTACCTTTGTGGCGAGCAAAACAAACGATTTAGTTTCTTTAACTCTTTTATGTTACTATTTTGTTACTCACTAAAAAGCAGTAATTCTTAATATTACTGATTATCAATCGGTTATAAATTCAAAGTAAGCATTCATAATGTTTTTGTATAATATGAGAAGGAGTGCTTGTGAAAGTACTCCTTTT